TTTATACTCTGTCCTTGATTATTACCTAACCCGATTATATTATTAACTACTGGATTAACATCTTTACTTTGAAATTGTTTTAGCTCGTTAATCAGTCCTGCTTCGGTATAATAATTAATAGGAACTAAATTAATAGACCTATATAGAGCTTTAACTTGACTAATAGTACCTGCTGGATCTTGAGTATATACTTCGTTGGTAAATTTATCTAACTGATCGTAAATAGGCTCGTATCCAGTGAAACACTCGTCGTGTATGTTTGACGATGATATGTTCCACTGTTGATATAATTGATCAATCATGCACTATAAAAATTAGTTAACCTTCGTAGATAGCCGAGTTTGCACCGTGTTCTGCACATTCTACCCTAACGCAATAGCAACGATTGCCACTCTTTTCACGGATCAATTGATCGGCAAAGTTAAAAGCATGTTCGGCAAATTTTTCTACACCGACTCCATCAAAGATTCTAATCTCAGCTAGATCCAGTGCTTCTAGTTCTTGGAACTTGGCTAAGTGCGGATCTGCTTTGTCTAAAGCCATCTTGTGATCAAAGTGATCTTCCAACCATGTCTTGAGCGGTTTGAGTCCGCCAAAGTCCACTGCCCAGTTCTTGTTGTCTAATGTATCACAACCAAATGTAAATGTGAACGCTAGACTGTATCCGTGTAGCAAATGACAATGACTGTGATCTGCATTAGGTTGACGGAATACCGCTGACAGACCAATGTTGTGTCCGTAATGTTTTGTTGAGAAAAATTTTGCCATCTCTAGTCTCCTTTATTAAGGTAGCAAGTTTGACGACATGCAGAGTTTATATAGCGGGATGAATGACGTTAAAAGTCCGCTAATAGTAATTATACAGTATTGCTACTGTATGTCAAGTTTATTGACTAGCAATTGCACCAAACGGCAACCAGTGGCCTGGCTCGCCCGGTGTCACACAGACCCAACCAATATAGTCAGTTGCTTTTGGATCAGTGTTCCAAACAATGTCACCTTTATTAAATCTTCCAGTTTGAGGAGAACTCTCGCCAGTTAAGAATTTTTTATTGTCAAAGCTAACATGACCTGCAACCGTTAATCCAAATCCAGGATCTGGATTTGCAACACCTACAGTTAGCTGACCGTATACAGATACTGCTCTCTGTTGATTATTAGCATTACCAATAGTTATATTGTTGCCAAGTGTAAATTCTGTAGTACCGTTTAATACAACAGTAAGATCTTCAGTAGTTTCTAAACGATGATTGTCTAGTGCAAAACTACCAATTTCAATTCTATTAGTATGTAATGTCCTAGTGACCGCAGCATCTCCTGCTACTTGTAAATCTCTTAATATGCCTACTTTTTGTAAATTACTTTCGGTTATTGTATCGCCGAGTGTTGACGAACTTAGTACAGAAACCCGACCAACAGAAAAATACTTTCCTTCGGCTAGATCAATAATATCAGTGGACCAAATCCTATCTGGTCCTGACTGGAAAACAAATTGGCTAGCCATATTTCTTAAGCTATTCCAAATAATTCCTTTTCCGTAATTACTACTAGATGCAGTCTCTTTAAAAGATAGTGGGCTTGAACGTTGCGTTATAATTTCGTCTACAATTAGTTTTCCGAAAACTTGAACATCACCGTTATTGCTAACACTAATCCTGGCGGTGTTATCAGTTATAATTTCTAAACCGTCATTGTTAGTAGTTCCAATAACACCTACATTATTTTTTAAACTACCAAATACTAACTCTACTCCATTTTCTCTAATGCCAAGGGCAGCATTTGGACTCTCAGTATTGATACCTATTCTGTTTAAATCACTGTTTATATAGGCAAAGTCTCCAAATTCCGCACTCCCTGCAACACGCAAATTACGTAATGTTCCAAGAGTTTTTAAATTACTCTTAGTGACGGTAGGGCCTAACTCTGCAAAACTTAATACAGCAGTATCATTAATTTGATATTCTTGATCTTCTGCAAGATTAACACTTAGGTCAGTCCATAGTTTAGACTGTTTAAGTGCTAGTGTTTTGTTCTTGTTGCCCCCGGACCATTTAATACCTTTGCCATCTAAATCGGCAAAGCTACCTCCGGAGAAGTTAACTGCTCGAGTGGGTTCAACAGTATCTACAGTAATCTTACCGTTGCTAACAATCAAAGATGTTTGAGTAGCAAGGTCGTTAATACCTTGGGTGCTGAATTTTAGTGGTTCAAAAATGTTTATGGCCATGGACAATACTCTCTTTCAAGTATTTATCCATAGCCCTGGGTAGTTTATGCTACCTTAAGAAGAATAGTGTCTTCGTTAATTCGACCGTTCATTTTAGTATCAGTAGCATTAATTTCATCTAAGAACTTACGTAATGCAATTTTACCAGCGGCCTTAAACTCTTTGAGCTTTTCTTCAGGCTTGCGCAGTGTCTTTTGCACACTCTTAAACTCGTCAAAATTAACAATTGTAGTTCCTTTAACGCCTAACACGTTAAATTCGCTGGCAACATACTTGCCAATTTTACGTGTCTTAGTATTGTAAACCCATAATTCCTGAGCTCCAATAATATCCACAGGATTAACTGACACTAGTTTAAGAGGCTCGTTAGTCTTCATAAACTTGAGTTTAGCAATCAGTTTTTCTTTTGGAACTGCTTTAGTCTTACGTGGAGCACGGTTAACCTTAGCTTCTTGTGCAAGCATTTCACATGCACTAGCAATTTCTTGATAAAATGCATGAATAGACTTAACCTGACGACGGGTAAGATGTTTATGACCTTCACGCAACTGTTCGTCAGGAGCATCACCTAACAGTTCTTCAAGTTCTGCAAGGTCATGTGCATACAAATCACGAATGAAACGTGCATGAGCTGCCTTGGCACCCTTAGCTTTGAGCAAGTTAAGCACCTTAAATGCTTTGGGATCAAAGTCTGTAGGATTCAATTGAAAGCTTTCAATTGCATCTTCAATTTCGGTAGTCATTGCATAGGCAGTATCACGAACACGCTCTTGTATTGAAATAACAAGTGCAGTACTTTTGACTTCTGCAACTGCTTCTTCGTCAATGTCGTCTTTACCGTCTGCAATAACATCAGTAATTTGTTTACGCAACCAAGCGGCGGTGTCCTTACCGTCGTTAAAATCCGCACGGACTGCCGGCATACCGCGAAGCAAACAACTAGCAATGGCACCCATTGTGACATTACACCGATTATCTTTAGTTTTCTTAAATGCAATAATGTCTTCTTTAGTGCAACCAATTGTAGCCATCCATTTTAAAATTTGTGGCTTTAAATCCTTGCCGCTAAATTCCAAACGGTAGTAGCTCATAGCACCATGCCAGTGGCGTAAGAATTGGCTAGCGTTCATGTCTTCTGCATTATCCCATTTTGGACTGTAGTCCTTCTTGGCATTCTCTCGAATGGTCACACTGGTGATCTTTTTTGCTTTAGGTTTAATTTTTACGCCTGCTACTGTAGCCATTTTCTGCTCCGTTTTGTTAAACAATATGTATATTATACTGTCTTTCTCTTTAACTGTCAATCAATTTTGGTTAGAATTTCGGCTAGCCAAGGCACATAATCTTCTATATTTTGGCTACGAATCTTATCCAATTTTGCAGTGTGTTCTTTCAAATCTTTGAGCGCATAGCTTCTATCTTGTGCAAGCATATAATTTAGGATACTATCAAACTGCGGTTGAAACTTTCTACGCCACGGTGCGCTAGCATACCATTTTTTGTACTCATCAGATATCCATACTTTAATTTCCGTTGGTAGTACTTGTATGTTCTGGTAATGCGGTCCTTCGAGTATATGAAACGAGGGGTTTGGTCTAATATTAGGCATACGATTTTCTCTTAACCAATCGGTCATAGTTAATAATTCTAGAATATTAAAAACACTAATAGTAGGGGCAAACTTTGCCAACAAGTTTGCGCACGATGCATTACCTAATTTTAAAATATTTTCTTTTATGTCATTCCACTGCACAGGATATCTCATATAGTATGCTAAATCACCTATAGCATCAATACTGCAACCAATATGTATTTCTTTAAATTGCGACCAGACGGTAAATGCGTTATCTGGAATAAGAGTCATGTTGGTATTATATTCTAAAATAATTTGACCGCTAACTCCTAGCTCTATACACAGATCTAATAATCTCCATTGTGCCTTGTTGATTAACGGTTCGCCGCCTGTCAAGTATAATCGATTTACGTTAGGGACAACCTGTCGCATCATATCCCAGAACTTTTCATCTTGATACCATGTAAAATCGTCATTCTTTAATGTCCAAGTATTGTTAGTTTGTTTTAATTGATAATTGTTAGTTGAATAAAAATCAAAATTATCACTTCCGGTTAGGTCAACAAAATCGTCATACCATAGACTGCTGTCCCATGGACCACAGCTACGGCATTTCATATTGCATAAATTTCCAAAACGTAAGTCAATATACTCTAATGGAAATTCGTCAGTGTTAATATATCCTGCCTGACTGTTTTTAATTTGTTCTATTGGATAATGCTTGAGCATGTGTAGGCGCTTACTGGATAATCCTGCACGTTCTTCATCCCAACATAAACGGCATTCTTCAGGTTCTTCTCCTGCAAGCATCTGAGACCGCACCCGCTGATGCAACTCACTATTTCTTGTTTGATCTATAGAGTGGTCTTGTACACGCATACCAGTCTTGCCAAATGGAGGATGTACACACTGGCAGCACATTCGGAAGTCTCCGTTTTGTTGCACACTTAAATGGTTCCAAGGCAAAGGACATATTTTATTCGTCATGATAATATATAGCTATAAATACTTCACTATGACAAATAATGCAGATTTTACTCCAGGAAAGCCCATTAGGACCTATGCTAAAAATGGCGCATGGAGAGATTGGAGTACTGACGAACTAGTTGGTGCAAAATTAAATTATCTTCCTGGCTGGAAATGTGGCGCGGGCGTAGATAGTTTATTCATCGATATGGATGGCGGAGTATGGACTGCCAGTTGTCGAGTAGGCGGCAAGTTGGGCAGTGTATGGGATGATTTTAGAGTTCCGGAAGATTGGATTGATTGTAAACGTAATGTATGCTCGTGTGGCGCAGATTTGTTTATTCCTAAAACACAAACTATTGAATTTAAATCTTTGCTACTTAAAGGGCAGGGATTGGAACCGCAAAATGAATTACGTGATGATAATCAAACAGAATTTGTTGCCATGGAGCGTACTCATGCTAGTACACAAAAACAAGTATATTGGGAAATAGGCCGTCGTTGTAATTATGACTGTAGCTATTGCTGGCCTTGGATTCATAATAATACAGATCCCCACAAACCTTTAGAAGATTTAATGAAGGCCACTGCTCTCATTGAAGAAAGATTTACCAAAGGTGAGACTGTTAACTTTATTATTAGTGGCGGCGAGCCAACAGTTAATAAAGACTTTTTAGATTGGCTACGCTATCTAAATGCAATGGGTCATCATGTTAGCCTACACAGCAACGGAAGTCGCTTACCTGACTACTATAGAGAAGTCATACACTATGGAGACTTAAACATTAGCGTACACTTTGAGTTTTATGATCGTGCAAAGTTAGTCAAGGTGATTGAAGCACTAGCGGATGAAAAAGCCAACAATGGGGGTAGCGGCCATTTAGAAATTAAGTTTATGATGACTCCAAAAGATCGAGAAGAAACCTTAAGTCTGGAAGCTGAACTAAAAGCACTACCGCACTTTGTTGAATACTGTACATGGGCTATTGTTCCTATTCGTGGCAGTCTTGAAAACAAAACAAGTAGTCCTAATAGTGGAAGTGGAAGTGAGGTTATGGATGGTTATACTAAAGAAGATTATATTTTATTCGGGGATAGAAAATAATATTATTTTTAAAGATGCTGTTTTAGATACACTAATTCTTCTTTTATTTCAGGTATTATGTCTATAATACTGACATCTCTAGTCTTATCTAATCGAATAGTCGAATTTACAAATTTATCATGTAGGTCGTTGCCCACATACGGCTGAGTTCTTAGATAATTTATAACTACCTCATAAAATTCTGAATCAATTAATTCGTATTTTTGAGCTAATTTTTCTCTAGTAGGAGGTGATAATGCAGACACAATTCCATCTGCATAATTAACAAAAAAATTAAATTTTGTTTTTGCAATGAGTATCTTGTTTAGTGGCCAAACAACGTTGTCCCACCATGTTCTAAATTCTTCAAGCCTATACACACTATACGCTCCAATAGCAAATGTATTACTAACACCTATAGTATTAGGCATCTCTAAAAACACTTTTATATTATTGAGTAAATTACTAACAGAACTAATTTCAGGATTCTTATATCCCCATCTTAACCATCTATTAAGTTCATCGGGCCCGTCTATGCTAACCAAAAAACCTACCTCTTTTGCTTTTTTAAGAAGATCTAACATTTGATAATTTATATAGGTAGCGTTGGTATTTAACATAATTGTTATTTCTCCAAGTACTCCTATATTCTCTAGATGAGTTAATAATATAATGTTTTCTTTGTTTAAAAAGGGCTCACCGCCTTTTAACATGACGTTTTTTAGTTTTGAAAAATCAATGTTAGAAAAAATTTCTTTAGAAAAATCTATGTCAGCAGGATGAATCTTCCAAGAAATTGCTTCAGTATTACTGCTAGGTTCTTTAATTTTATCTAACCAATTCCATTCTTTATCAAACTCTGTCCATAAACTGCTGAAAGATGGACTACACATATAGCAAACAAGATTACAGGTGTTTGAACTATTATTTTCTAAAAATGTTAAAGACCCAGTTGTATCATATTCATTGTATTTTAAAATGTCTAATCGAGCACTTCTTCCTGCATTTTCTTCTGATGTTTTGCAGGATACACATCCTGGATTCCATACATGATTAAGCATGTCCTCTCTTAATTTTTGCAACCTCGGGCCTTTTAAAATTTTGTCAAGTGGGGTATCGTTTAAATTCCCTAACCCTCCTATAAACGCACAACAGGGAGTTACTCGTTTATTTGGATGTATACAAACACCATTAAACGGAGCCGAACACAAAGGGACAACATTATTATTGATCATTCAAAAATCCTTAAATTCGGTCATTTGAATATGATGCATAATTTTTTTAGATAATTCTTCAACTGCAATTTTAGTAGGATGGTATCCAGGAGTAATATAGAGATCGTAAGATTCATCTAATACCCAGCGCCAAGGTATACCAATATATGGATGTGTACTTATATCCAGTTCGTTGAATTCTTTACTATGTTTGTTAAGCGTATTGTCACTGACTGTAAATTTAATCCAGTTGCTATTATCTAAATTATTAAAATTTAATCTAGTATGTTTTTTTAATATTACTAAGTCAGATTTTTTAGTTGCCTGGCCTAATGATTTCCAAAATGTGTATGTAATTCCTTCTGATTTTAAATAATTTTCTACTGCTAATATTCGAAACATACCATCAACTAACAGATCGATATCTTTAGCACTAGCAAGCCATGCTATACTGTTTTCATAAAATTCGTTATATAGATTTTTATTCCAATCGTCGTTGTTAGATTTATACCAATCTAGCATTGTGACATTAATGGTTGTAAACTTTTCAGTACTATTGCTCCATCTACACAGTCTAGCAGGCTCAGTCCACCCAATACATACATGAAGATTTTTTCTTTCTTCTGGGGTTAATTGGCTAATATACCCAATAGTTGTTAAGGCAATTTCGGAATTATTATTACCGTCTCTTGATAAATCAACTGATGTTGTATTCAACAATCTACTAAGAACTCCAGCAAAGTTATACTGGGGTCTTATTAATTTTGTATAGTTATCATGTATTTGGTTTTTATCTAATTTTGTTGATCTATGGAATTCTCGCCAGTTGCCGTGGGTTGCATGATCCCATGCAATATCATCGCCTGCGGTATAACTACATCCGTTAATCAATAGAGTTTTTTTCATATGGTATTTATTTTAATATGATTTTTACTTGTGTCGTACCAATTTTTTATTTGATTATGGATGAAATGATGACATTTTTTTAAATTACCAAACGGATCATCAGTGCCTAATGTTTCTAATTTTTCTGATAATGTGTTATATATAATTTTTAATTCTTCTTTAGATAAGTTCCAGATAGCTAAATGAGCAGGATGATGAATAGTATTGTACCATAAGTAAACTTTATTAGTATTGCAGAACTCTACAAAGTCCGGCATTTCCCACCAGTTATTACGCATTGGATTAATCATAACACTTAACATTCTATCATTATCATGGCAGTACTTTTTAAAAATATCAAAGTTTTTCATTAACTCGCCAAACTCTCCGTTAACTCGTATTTCTTCGTAGTTGTTTTTATTAAGACTATCAATACTAATGTTTAAATGTAAATTACATCCATCCATAATTTTTTGAACTTGTTTATTGTAAACTGTTCCATTGGTGGCTATGTTGATTTTTAGACTAGGATTAATCTCAGCAGCTAGCATACATATATCGTATACAATTTTTTGTGCAAACGGTTCGCCACCATTAAAACGTAATTCTTCTAAATGCGGTATAAATTCTCTTAACTGTTCAACAAAAGTATCATCGTACAGCATTGGCATCGGCGGCAGTTTGTCGCGATTTTTTCTAATGCCCGAACTAAGGCGCCCCTCACACATGACACATTCTAAATTGCATTGATTGCTTAATTCTAACTCTAGCATGGTAGGATATTCCTTAATACTAAAGTGATCATATGCCATTGCTAATGGCCAATTGCCAACTTGTATGTTATTTTTACAAACTTTACATTGTTCTTCAAAAATATTATTTTTTAAATTATTACGATATTTGTTAAATGCATCGCCCTTCCAAATATCTAAAATAGTTTTAGTGCCATCCCAATCTTCTAATGCACCTACTAGAAGCCAGCATGGACTAACTTTTCCGTCACTAGTAAAGTACATGTTATTAAATGGTGCAGAACACGGACTGCGAGTATCTACAGATTTTAGCAAATCCATATTTTTTCGTTTTTCGTGATATTCCAATACTTCTTGTTCAGTTAATTTTTGCATTTGTTAATACTTTATACCATTCGTTAAATTCTATTTCAAATTTTTGATCTCTTATTTTATCAACTTCATTAACTTCATTAAAAAATAAATCTAATTCATCCTGGCCAGGTTGATTTAAAAAACTTAATAATTCATGTATTTTTTCTATTTTGCTATTCTTGTATTTTTCTATTAATATATTTTTAATCTGTTGTGGTAAATTTTTAATACAGTTATAACTTGAGTGATGTAGTATATTAAAGAAGTATGATACTCCGTGTTCATTTAACCAGTTGTATATTTCGTCTAGATAAAAAATATTAAAATTACTTATAGTTGGGAAAATTGTAATAGATACATTGGAATTTTCGTTTTGTAGTTTTTTGTATTGCTTTAAGTTGTCTTCAATTGTTTTGAAATTACCTGGAAATCTTTGATATTCATATCGATTATCAATATCATCTATGCTTAAGAATATTTGAGCATATTTAAATTTTTTAATGTACTGTAATACTTTATCATTTACTATTGTAGCATTAGTATTCATTAGAAATGTAATGTTCTTAGATAAGTCTAGGTCATCTAAAGTTTTTAATAACTTTAAGTTTTCCGGACTTGTCATAGGTTCGCCACCTGTAATTTCTAAATGCTGTAGATCCTTCAACCAGTTAACAAATACTTCTTCATTGTTAGTATCAAAAAATTTATTTTCAAGCCAGTATTCGCTCCGGTATTCCGGATCGTGTTTATTTTCAATAATTTTAATACCATACCGTTGCTTATGTTCTTTAAACAAAGAGCTTGATGCCATTGGTCCGCAGATTCTACATTTAAGATTACACACATTACTCAGTTTTAAATCTAATGCTTTTGGTCCAGATTTATTAACTGGCAAAAATTCTATCTTAGAAATATCAATGTTTTGTGGAAAGTCCTGACGCATACTCCTAATTCCAGCTGATTCTTCATCCCAACATTGATGACACTCTTTAGGTTTTTTACCGTCTAAAAATGCTTTTCTTAAGTTTTGAAAACCTTGTGAATTCCACAGCACATCAATCCTGCCATCCTTCATATTAGGCAATTGTAATTCATTATTAATATTCGGTTGTGCAAATTTACAACACGGTCTTAGAGATCCATTGACATCAGTCGACAGATTAGTCCACGGCATTACGCAAAAACTATCGCCATAACTACCTAGATTCATGTCTTACTCTTCTTTAATAAATCATGTAATTCTGGAAAAGTTTGTTCAAATGATTCTTCTCGATACCCGTCATGTAAATTAACTACGTCATAAAATTTTTCAATCATTGCAGGGTCATTATCATTTAACATCATAAAGTTAATAATGTCTTTTATGCTAATTGAATCTCTATTAAATTTTATATTACTATAATCTATAGTTTCTAATTTTGTTTTTACTATTTCTTTAACGTCTTTAGGTAAATTTTTAATGTTAAAGTGATCAGGGTAATGTACTAGGTTCAGCCATATTTGCAAATTAAACTTTTCAGCTTCTTTTAAAAATTCAGGTAGATACAAAACATTCATTATTCCAACAGTACAGTATATGTTAAACTCGTACTTTAGTTGATGCTTGTCTGCATGTTCAACAAATAATGCAAGATTCTTAAACACATCGTCATATACTGCATTTTTTCTTTGATATTCAAATCTTTCGCCTATATCATCAACACTAAAATTAATAGTGATAAACGAACATTTTTTCCAGTACTCAAAAAACTTAGGATTAAATTGTGTCGAATTACTGTTATAAAAAAATCTTAATCTTTCAGTAGTACCATAGGTTGTTATAATTTCCAACACCTTACTATGTTCTTGTTGTATTAGTGGTTCTCCACCGTAGAATTCGATGTCAGTTATATTAGGCGCCCATTGTTTCAATATTTCTTCGTTGTACGTATCTTCAAATAATTTTTCACGAGAGTTCTCAGTGTAAATTTTAATAACATTGTCATCTGCCAGTTTTAAATCTTTATGTTCTTTAATCCATTGGCTAGATAAAAATGGGGTACATATTCTACATTTTAAATTACATAAATTACTGAGCTTTAGATCTAAGTGGTCTGGACTTTGGCTAGGAACTTTTACAAACAAATTATATCGAGGATTCTCTTTACCACCATTTTGCACTACTTGTCTAAGGCTTTTCATACCAGCCGCTTCTTCATCCCAACATACCTTACAACCTTCAGGTCGTTGATTTCGCATAAACTGATCACGGATCATAACAAACTCATCTTGATTCCATAATTCGTCTAAGTTTTTATTAGGTAATTTTGTATGATCATTTAGATCCGGTGCCACACCGTTTTTGTATTTACAACAAGGTTTGGCCCTACCATCAGGATCTATTTGTAATCTTGCAAACGGTAGCACACAAAAATTATCTGGAATATTGTCAACGATATCGTTGTCAGAAAGCTCACCCGCACTTCTTTTACCTTCTAATTTTTTAGATATATCCCAGTTATATATCTCGTCAATTTTTTTACACAACCCTACCATTGTGTCCCACTCCCAATGCTGGTATGGGGTGCTATAAAAATTCCATTCTTTTTTAATCATAATGTTTTGCAATAGTTGTAAAATTCTGTATATTCAGGAAATGTTTCTACTAAATTAAGACCACGACGTTGATCAAAGGTATTGTACCATTCATAAAACTTCTTACGATCTTCAGTATAGTCTCCATCGTTAGTTGCCATACTGTCCGCCAGGCTCTTTAAAAATATCATATATTGATCATATCGACCGTGAAAGTCAGTTGGATTAGGTATTCTGCTAACATGCTGTTCCATGTATTCAATTGTTTCGTATAGATATTTTGAAAATTCTGATGGTAATATCATGGGGTTTTGCCACTTAGGAAAGTTAACAATATTTTGTTTTAGTCCAATAGGTCGTTGATATTGGTCTGACAAGTTAGTTGCATACTCTACAAAGTTTTTAGTAGTAGCAATACTTAATACATTAACAGACATTAGAAATCCTATTTGGAATTCAGAATCTTTAACAGCTAGAATTTTATTTACATTTGAGTTAAATCGATCCCACGAGATGCCATTGCGAATGTACTCAGCACGATTTTCTAAACTCTCCATACTAATTAAAATTTCTAAATCAAATACTTTTGTAATTTTAGGAAGACTGTTGATAAATTTATTAAAATAATTAGCAGGTGTATGCATGTTTGTCACAATACACAGTGTCGGCTTTAATCTTTTAATAGGCATTATTTTATCAAATCGAGCAGTCATTTTTTCTACATACTCATAGAATTCAGGAATAATAAGAGGTTCGCCACCAATCATATTAATTCGGTGTATGCTCCAGCTTCCGACTGAATTAAACCACTCCCAGAATTTAGCTTCATAACTGGGTGCTGTTTTTGGAAACTCTCGATCATATTGTTCTTGCGTGATTTCACCTATCTTTATTAGTTCTGTTGCCCACTGTGTTGAGTAATGATGATTACAGTACATACATTTTAAATCACATGTATTGCCTAGACTGATTTCCATCATGTAAGGTTTTCTAGCCTTTAAAAATGGATGATTTACGGAATTAATTTTTCCTAGTTCTACACGTACATTCTCTTCATTGTACTCTATGTCTCGAGGAATAACACGCTCACGTTTTAAGAAGTTCCAAAAATTTTCTGGTTCTCTAGGACTCTTCATGCCTCGGTCTTCTAAGTTCCAGCAGCTCTGACAGTCAGCGTGCCTAACACCGTTTGATCAAATCTAGACGACTTTAATAATTTCATCATTGTTTAAAAAGGCATCTATGCCTTTTTCCTGTAGTAAAGATTCAGGCACCTGCTTTGATGGAGTACGACAGCAACTTCTAAACTCGCCACGGTCCATTTGAAATATTGGATAATTCCATTTAAACTCACACATGGTATCCATAGGATTACCTGCTACGGGCGATTCGGGTAATATTGGTATTATTTTATTATTCATGATATATTTAAAGCAGTAAGAACCTCATTAATATTTGAAATCCTAACAAACAAATTCTCATAGGTTGTTAGTAGAAAACATATTATCTACTTGTTCTTTTATTTTTAATAACTGATCATAATTTTGTATAATTTCACTGTAATCAACATCATAGACTTTTCTAGAATGTGTATAATTTTGGAATGGTATTTTATTATTGATACAATCAAATCTTAAGTTGTTATAGTTAACTGTTGTACATCCTAATAAATCTGCTATCTTTTGTTTTTCTATATTTGCCTGCTTCATTTGAAAATATGCTGCTTTAAAATCTAGTGCAGGTACAATAATATTGGGAATATTAATTTTAGTTTTTTCACCATTACTAGTTGACCAGAACTCGCCCTTAGTAGTTTCCCACTTGTGATTTATGCCGGTTAACCCGGCTACTGCTGAACTTATTGTACTGTCAAATGTATCTCTAATAAGATTAACTATAATAATCTTATGATCTTGGATTCTTTGAAGATTATCTAAGTCGTTAGTTTCTTTTAATGGTCGTGTCATATACATATATTTTAAAACTAATGGCTGATTAATATCACCTTTTAATAATATATCTACTCTAGAATTTACAAAATTAGTAGGATTTAAAACTTCGTAAGGTTCTGTCTCAAAAAACTCTTTAATAATATTATTGTCGTCTAGTTTATATCTACTATTGATTCGAGTAAATGGAGTACAAAATTCATGTAAATTAATATAATTTTTAAATCGATGATAAGTATGACCAATGCCGTTAGTTAGCCATGTACTCCCTGTTCGAGGAATTGATAACACGCAATATCGAAACATTATTTTTCCTTAGTACACATGATATCAAAATTACAATGGCACATGGTCTTATTACAAATAACTGGATCCATTGGTAGTTGCAATTTTGTATCTTCAATATGCCCAATAACTCCTCCTACCTTACACCATCCTCGATGAATGGTGCCGTCCATATCGACAATCAATTGTTCAATGCCCGCGTAGCATTTCCACCCTAACCAATTGTTGGTTTTTTCGCTGATAAATCTGTGGGCACTAGATACTAAACTTTTGCCTTCATCATTTACTGCTCGCATTGCACCTCGATAGTAATCAAACTTCTTGTCAAACTTGATATGTTTAGTAATCAACTCATGTTGTTTATCAAATATTTTCTTTTGGAATTCAGTGTAATCAAATAATGTATCACCAAAATCGTGAATCAATGGTTGTAAGGCCATTGAGATATTACCTAAATTCTTTACTTTATTTGCTACTGCATAGCAGTGATCAAACTTTTCAGGACTCATCATAATATTAACGTGTGTACGAACATCGTTATGTAATAATTTAACTACATTAACAAAATGTTCATCATCTGCAAACTCTGGATGATAGCTTAAACACACATGGTCAAAGAACTGCATGTTTTCTTCCCAGTATCTTAATGTACGTGACCCATTGCTGATCAAACCTACTTTAATACCCATCTCTGTACAAAACTGACAAATCTCAATAAAGTCTTTATACATAGTGACTTCACCGCCGGTAAATTCAAAATAGATATTTTTATGAAAATAGTGATCTTTTACTTTTGCAATAAAGTTTTTAATTACCTGCGGATCTGGCCAACGTTTAGATCCGTCATGCAGGGACGCTGGGCAATAACTACATTCGAAATTACAAGTATTACCAAGACACCAGTTTACTACAAACCAATCTTCATGACCAGGATTAGAATGTTCTAGTTTAATATATTGTTCTGTCATTTAATAATCTTTTTATATGTTCTTTTACTTCATCGGCATTTACAATCATATCGTACGGATCATCGATTACTTGTTTTTTTAATAAAGTATGTGTTCGAATTGGAGTCTTTAGATATTTAGATAAATCTTCAATGGCATGTTCATATCTTATAGTTGGAACATTTATTTTAAATTGCGTAATTAATTCATCAAATTTTAACATATCGCTATATAACCAATCTGCATTGGTTATATTAGTAATAGTTATAGGTGAAATATGTTCGCCATCGAGAGAGCACCATTTATTACTTTCCTCGGCAATTAACCAACTTAACAGTTGATGTTCAATATTTTCTCTTTTTACAATTAAGAAATTAAAATTTAACTCTTGCAAATCATTAATTATTTTTTCTATAAACGGCACAGTTGGTTGTGTTAGAAACACCTTCATTATTATTGGATGGTCTGTCCTTCCAAGTTTTAACGTAGTACTTACATATTCAATTTGATCTTTGAACGAAGAAAAGTTCATAGTATTTTTTACAATCTTTAGATGTCCGTCTTCTTTGATTATAGTATATTCGTGTCCAGGAGTATATGGCTCTGCTAAGTTTGAGCAGAACTGTAATGTCCCCTTAATTAATCCTGAAATAAATTGACTGCCACATCTTGGTAGTCCTAATAAACAAATTCTCATATGCTATTTATATGCGTAGATAATTTAGTCAAAAGAAAACCCGCCCGTAAGTCTATGACATTAGAGGGGCGGGCCGTGTTATTACTTCTTAGCTGGTTCAGCTTTCTTTTCTACTACTGGTTTTTCAATCTTTGGCATTTCTTTAGGTTGCTTTTTGCACTCAGTCTTTTCTGCATTGGCTTTATCTTTGCAGTCAGTGTGTGCAGATTTTGGAACACGAACTTCCATAGTCTTGCCATTAACTTTGACATCTTTTTCTTCTGCATACGCCATACTCATAGTAGCCGCAAGGCATACTGCATAGATGACAGCTAATTGTAATACTAATAATTTTTTCATTTTTGGTCTCCTTACCGATATTGTATTTACAAAAAAGCCCAGTTTATGCCTGGGCTTTTCTATATGCTTCCATTGCTCGTGCTCTGGCTACTGCTAATCTAACCAGCACATAATCACTAAGATCATCGTCTGGTTGGATTGTTTTCGACTTGTCTAAATCTCTACGACGATAACTTGTTATTAGATCTTCATCGTCGATGGTACTGGAAGGATCGCTCCCTCCAAGTATCAAAGATTTTCTAAGTGGATTACTTCTTAACAGCTTCTGTTTTGGTATCCTTAGCGGCAGGTGCTGGAGCCGCACTTTTAGTGGCATCAGCTTTTGCGACCTCTTTCTTTGCAGTCTTGTGTGGGGCAGGACTTGCTGTCACAGCTGGAGCACTTGCTGTAGTAGCTGGGGCAGGAGTTGCAGGTGCCTTAGCTGGCTCAGCGGCAAAAGCAGTTGCGGCAAATAAGGTTGCGATTAAAGTTGCGGTTGATTTCATGATAAAGTTTCCTTTTTGGTTAATGTAGAAATTTCTATCCCTACATATATATAACGCGGTAGCCTAAGATTTAGTTGACATCGTTTGGCGTAATTGGTCTAATATTACAAAATTCACATTCTATATCGCCACACTTATCCTCTAACCAAATATTACAAGGTTGGCAATAGTAGCAATCATACTCTTCCGAGTAATTTTTTGGTGCTTGACAGCAGAGTGTATTTAGGTCCATAGACTATCTCTAGCCTTGATAAGACGAATCATCATGGCTTCGTCTTCTGCTTCATATGCTGCTTCAATTTCTTGTAGTAGGGCATGAGACCTATCGCTCATAGCTTTAAGTTCAGGACTCTTGTCACTGCCCAACCAACTTAACTTGCCACCGTTGGCTAGACGACTGGCTTCGCAGTATTCTGTCCAACCACTTGCTTCGTAAGGATCAGGACGATTGCGATATGTCACGGTCCACCATGTGTACAGCTCTTTGATTTCTTTTGCACGAACGGCTTGATTAGTAGGTTTGCCGTAGTCGGGATGATCTGGTTCACACCAATCGTTATTAGTTAAGGACATGGCCCAATCTAAATGGTCAATACCTGCCTGTGGGCAACGCCAAGTACGCCAACGGAACCAACCTGTGGCCCAGAATGGTGCCGAATATTTTGCACGGTCTTCTTCACTACCCCAAGCAATGTGCATCCAAGCTGACTCTACTTCAACAAAGTCCACAAGCTCATTAAACAAGCAAGGAAGAAATCTATTACCCACATCACACCAACTACCAGGCTTGATATCGCGAGTATGGGCAGTAAGGCTATGAGTACGAGATACCCAACGATTGTTAATATAGTACTTAATATCATAAAGTTTTCTCACTGGCCAGGTAACAAAGTCTTGTAGATGGCCAAGACCTTCTTCGGCTAACCAATAGCGGAAGTTGTGCTTCATTTGAGCTGTAGTTGTCCAGTCGTCCCATTCTTCGGCTGTGCCTGCACTCAATTTTTTAGTGCCACGGAGCCAGTCTGCAAAAGGAGTACAACTCCAGTAATGTGTGTGTTGTGCCATTCTAATCCTTAAAATACTTAAAATTTAAATTCTTATCCCACATCTTCCAATGATCAACAGCCCATCTTGCTACTGAATCATTATCAGTTTCTGAGTTGTTAACTAATTTTATTGTCTCATGCCATCTTTGATTGTCTAATGCTTTGGTTGCATTTTCTTTTGCCGTCGTCCAAAATTTACTATTAAAGGTACTTCCGCCGTGATATACAAAGTTTAAAAAGTTTTCTGTATCAACGGCTGCAAGATATAATGTGGCATTAAACTGATCCTCATTATATTTTCCATGCAACAGATCCATAAAATATCTCAATATCAAATCATAATAAAAACCAGCCGATGCCTCTAATGGCTCATAGAACATTGCCCTATTACCATTTTTAAGAATCCTACCATCAAGTACACGTTTAGCTCTATAATGTTTAAATGTAAATTCACCTAATTTTAAATCACGTGCATTTCTATTCATCAACTGAGAAAAATTATCCAATGCTTCATCTTTACTAGTTATAGTATCATTATACAGGTATCCCCAGTTTTGTCTGGTCTGTAATGGCAATCTAAACATCCATCCATTTTCATGAGCCTGGCTGATAGTAGTATTCCAGTTGCCAGGCGTTGGATCAAAATATCCTAAGCAATGATTAACATGCATATTGACCATTTCATATTCGTCAGTATACTCTTCTGGATAACCACGGCAGTCAATAATAAAATCAAAAAGATATTCGTTATTATCAACCTTAACAGCAGCGCCTGCTTCTACATTCTTAACATCTAGTACATTACCTTCAATAATGTTAAATTTATCTTTCCATTTTTCAAAGAAACGATTAAAGCAAAAATCTTTTAATTTAAAATTATTAAAATGCATGGAATAGCCAGGAGGTCGGATCGCAGGACTAAACTCATGTTCTCTCCAATCAATCCAGGTAGCACCTAACTTCATAGTTGCATCTAATTCATGTCCGTCATTTAGTACTGTAAATCCAGTACCGAAAAACAAGTTTTCAACTAGCCCAGGTTGTCCAGTTTCACCAATACCTAACATAGGTATATTAGGGTCATATATTGATACTACTTGACTGTCTTCAGGAAGCCAAGCCAGCAGATGAGATAATGACATTAACCCGACTGTACCGGTTCCTATAACAGCTATCTTAATCATTATTTTCTATCGCCAAATAATTGTAGTAAGTTAATAAACAAGTTAATAAAGTCCATATAAAGCGTTAGAGCACCACGAACTTCTGCACTATCACTAGTTTCTATGCTGAGTTCTTCACGTATCTTTTGGGTGTCATAGGCAGTCAATCCAAGAAAGATAATAATTGCTAATGCTGAGATAACCATTTGCATAACTGTACTACCAATAAAGATGTTAACAATACTGGCAATGATGATCGCAATCAATCCCACAAACATAAACTTGCCTAGACTGTCTAGACTCTGTTTAGTAAAATACCCATATCCACTCATCACACCAAACAGAATAGCCGCACCCATAAATGCTGACACAATACTGCCCATAGTGAACACCGCAAAGATAGTAGCAAAGCTCAGGCCCATTAGTGCCGCAAAACCGTGTAAGCATAGTTGTGCTATACTCTTGCTAGGATTATTGGCTAGTACCATCATAACACCAAAGATTGCCGCAAGTGGAGAGAAAATCACAATCCACTTCATTACACCTGTAAAAAAGAAAGCTAACAACTCTGGGCTAGTGCCTACGAAGTAGCTGACAATCATTGATACAATAACAGCCAAACTCATGTGTCCGTAGACACGACCCATTGCTGAATTAATCTCACTAGCAGAACGATATGACATTCCGCCTGTATAACTTGTTCCAAACATATTATTCTCCTTTATTATATTGATTATTTAAGTGCGGTCTAAAACGACTAACAAAGCTCTCTACCCAACAAGAATATTCCTTACCGGTTTCTTCATTAACATAGTATGCCCAGTCTTTTCCGTACATGTTTATTTGTTTAATAACTCTAAATCTTGTACCGTCGACTGCAGACCACACTTGACCTTCTACTACATTTACAATCATATTTTTTCTCCTTTGATAAATCCGCGGAATCCTTTAAACCGAGGAAATCGCAAACTGTATGTACCGTCTTGATTTTGGGTCACGGCATCAGCACGGACTTCAACAATCTGGCCAATAAGATTATCACGGTTATTCCAAAACTCAATTCTATCATTATCGCTAAAGCCACTACCAACATTGACATCGATTGACTTCCCGTCATCGTTGCCGGAGCAAACAAGAGCTCCAAGTCTATCCAAATTTCTTCCAGTGCCTTCTTCAACATTTTGTACCTCCAACGATACTTCAATAAACGGTTTTAATTTAAGCCATGCTACACTACGTTTACATTCGTAAGGAGCTTCTGGATCTTTGATCATAATCCCTTCGTATCCACCAACAATAGCCTGTGCGTTAATTTCTTTGAAACGCAACTGACCTTCGGTTGTATCCAAGTCGACTAATTCATTAGCTAGACAAGTCACATTAGGCAACATGTCTTGATTCTGTTCCACCCAAAACTTGACCATGCTACTACGAACGCTCTGAGTTTTATTATAGATACCTTTTTCGAAATCTTCCAACGGCAGTACATCAAACAAGTTAAGTACAGCATCGCCTGCTTCTACATTGTCCTTGCGGTGTACTTGTTTCATCAAGTCTTGGAAACTAGACGACATAATCTCGCCATCCAAAATCAAGTCCATATCTTTGCTTGTAGCCTTTGCTTTAACTACACGACTAATCTGTTCTGCTATGTGAGGGAAGTTAGCAAGTTCTTTACCATTACGACTGAACATATCCACCCGACCATCGCTACGTACAATAGTGATAACGCGAACGCCATCGAGTTTGACTTCGATGAGTTTCTTTCCTGTGACCTTAGACTCATGATTAGCACTATCGTGAGCAAGCTGACAACCAAATACAGGAATAGCATAGTCGACATATTTCTTCTCTACTACTTTATTAATTGTTTTATCACTGGTGCCGCAACGCAGATCTTTGATCAGTATTCGTCGATACCAACCATTCCACTGTGCCTTAGTGGCACTCTCCATCATCTTAGCAACTGTGTCACGGGCAAGATTGCCTGTGAGTGAGCGATTAACAAAGCCAGTGATAATGAGGCTAAAACTATCCCAATCCAAGCCAGGACCATCTTCATCTTTTTTCTCCGGAATTTGTTTCAATCCAAATGTTATCATGGGGTCTAGAGCAAGACGTGCGCCGTGAAAGAATTCACTATTGCCAGCTTCGGCCTGAGCCAAAACAATAGCTTCTTTGTTCAAACGACTAGGATGATCCTCTAACGAGGAAATAACGCTGTAGCAGGGATCGCTCATTTTGACTCCTATGATTAATTGTATAGTTTGTATTATACAACGTAATTATCAGTATGTCAAGTAGTCTGGTGTTTTAAATGGCTTTCCAAGTTGGGCATATGGCAGATTTCGGACAATTTTCTTTTTCATTGAGCGTATGACTGGATGTTTATGGTTCCAATCAAATGCCTTCATATACTTATACCAGCAGGATTTTTTGGAACGTTTGGCTAGATTACTATCCAGATATTGTTTGGCTGCATCAAAATTGTTGCCAAATTTATCATTTAGCTCACAGGCAATATTAAATGCAAATGCGCCCATTTCATCTTTATGGCCGTAATACTCTTGCTCTCTGCGATCCCTAGCGTAATATGCTGTACTTTCATATCCCAGAATCTGTTTAAATTCTCTAGTACGATATTGTCTCATGTGTATGATTTCGTGTAGGATAGTATCTGCAAACAATCTACACATTCTATCCCAACGGCTGTCTGAAAGTTTAATTTCAGCACTGGTAGACTTATAGCTAAAATTTACTTCAATCTGTCTATATCCTTCTTGATCGTAGTCTGCATAGTATACACCGCCTATGTAAACAACTCCCTTGTCGTGTTTTGAATCGCGCTGTAATCTAACTCTAATAGGAAGATGCCATTTAAGGTGAGTACTCAGTAGTTTTTGTAAGGTTTTAATGGCAAGGCGTTTACCCACTACAAAAGGCTTTAACTCGTACATCATAGTGTACAGGTTTTCTCTGTCTAACAACGACCAGTTAAATGGTTTCTTTGACACAGCACTCTCCTATTATACATATTTAAGTGTCGTATCCATGTCCATTAACTGCGCACTTTATTGCTATATAACATCAAAGTTTATAATAACACGTCTATCGTCATCTGGATTAGTTGACATATGATAAAATCTACCATCAAACAATACTGCTCGTCCTTTTTTAGGCTCTACGGTTTTTGCCACTGCAAGATCAACATCTCTATCTATAAACTGTCGCTGATGTGTTTCAGCAGATTCTGAGGAAATTACTGTAGGTCCGGTAGCATCACACACATAGTAAATACAAACTAAATGAGGATGCATTATATCCACATGCCATACATTTCGACCCTTATTGAGCTTTGGCATTAATGAAAATACCCGACCATGCAATAGTTCTTTAGGGTAGAATCCAATTTTTCCACATGCCTCATGTACTATTGGTATTAACATATCAGCAATTGAGCTTGTTGGACCTTTTAATTCGTGATCAAAAAACTTATGCGCCCATCCTGGAGTATCTTTTTTGTTTAACTCGTCATCGTTAAACATTTTGCTTCCAGTGACTGCCGGAGTAAAAAACCAAGGAAACTCTCTATTGTGAACAATAGTATTTTCGATTAAGTCTTGATACGATTTTGATACAGCATCGTCAACTACAATAATATCATTTATCATGGGCGTTTTGTTATAATTTCGTCGATTAACCCAAAATCTAATGCTTCTTGAGCACTCATGAAATTATCTCGTTCCATGGCGTTATGAAACTCTTCAAAAGTCTTACCCTTACTATTATGATTAACGTAGATTTGAGTTAGGCTTTGCTTCATTTTTAGGATCTCTTTTACTTGGATTTCCATGTCAGTAGCTTGTCCGCCCGCACCGCCCGAGGGCTGATGTATCATGTGCCTTGCGCTTGGTAGCATTTTACGCTTGCCAGGAGCACCAGCAGTAGCAAGCAGACTTCCCATACTACAGGCTTGACCCATGACGATTGTAGATACGTCAGGTTTGATAAATTGCATAGTATCGTAAATGGCCATGCCGGCGGTGACAACACCACCAGGACTGTTGATAAAGAATGTAATGTCTTCGTTGCCTTGACTTTCTAAAAATAATAACTGAGCTACAAGTAAACTGGCAGTATGCTCGTTAACATCTGTGTCTAACATAACAATACGATCTTTGAGTAGTCGACTGTAGATGTCATAACTGCGTTCTCCGCGAGCTTCTTGCTCGATTACCATTGGTATTAAATTTGGCATTATTTTCCTTGTGAGTAAGTTTGGGCAAAGATATCTTTTTTCACAACACCGTAGTCATTATGACCGTGGCGTACAATAACATCTTCACCTGTATTATAGTGTAGCTTCTCGCCCCAGCTGGTGTCAACTGATCCGGAATGATCTGCTAACTTAGCCATTTTGATAATCTTCTTTGGGGTGCAAATGCCATCACCGTGATCATCTTTAAGGTCGTTAAACTTTTCTGGACTAATAGGATATTGTTCACCCTTTGGCCCAGTCATAATAACATAGCCCGCAGGATACTTAACAGGTCCTTCTAATGTTTCAATAGTACCGGGCGCATCTGCAATTTCATAATGCTCTTTAGCAGGCTTCTTATATGTTTCAAATCCCCCATGCTTGAACCAAGCATCTGTAATGCCGTCCATTGATTCTACAATATTAATAAATTCTTTAATCATTGATAGTCCTTGTCTAAATTTACGTTTGTTAGACTAGCAACTGTTTGAAACTTTTCCCAAGCAAGTTTAGCCGCAGGATTGTTTTCTAGTTCTTCAGTTGGAAGAACTGTCTCTAACCAAAATTCTGGTCTGCGTCTAGGATGTGCACCGAACTGCCGCGGCTGATGCATCTTGCCATCGGCGTAAAGCATAATGCTCACACTACGGAATTTGTCCTCGTCGTCTTTACTGTTAAAGTCATAATGGCCCCATTCTGGATTACTCAAGCCACCCAAACAGTATCCTGACCAAATACCCGACCATTGTTCATCATCTCGTGGATCAAAATCTGTACGAGTAATCAATACTAGTACATCGTTAATATCTACGCGACCTTCAACAATGTCTAAAATGCAACGACTATAACTTAGTCCAATTTTCATTTTCTGCCTTGTTTGTAGTTTCGAACCAATGGTCCGTCTGAGGTAAAAGTCTTTGATCCTATTCTACCTTCGTATATTTGACCGTTCCACCGCATCTCTAATTTTAACTGTTTTTCAATACTAACTGCAAGATGATCGTGTTCTCGAAAACTCAAAAGATCTGCAACCATTTTGCGGCCGTTGTCTTCACATAATACTTCGCAGGTATCTTCTACTAGTTGTCTCATAGTTCAAATCTCACTTGTTTAATACTGTCCCAGCGAAAACTTTTCCAAGCATTAGCTTCCAAATCATATACTGGCATAATGCCTTCATTAATCTTGCGGGTAGTCTCATTGACTTCTACACTCGAAGGATCTTTGAACATGATAATAGTAGGATCAGTGGTGCATTTCATAACCCGCTCTGTACCATCCTTTTTAGTAAAGACTACAGTGACTGATCCCATTCGCAAATGACTCTTAAGCCATTTTTTAAACAGCCTAGTATTTTTTTCACTTAGATTCATTTTTCAATTTCTCTTTTAAATCTGCATTTTCTTTTTCAAGAGATTCGATTCGTACGGCTAATTGCATCATAAGCTCGTACATATTTTGTGCTGTTGTTTTTGTCAATTCTACAATATCTGTTTTCATTATGCTTTTCCTTTATTTAATTTTGGGATCGACCCTGTAAACTTTTCAAATTGATTAATTAATGCTTTTTCTAAATCCCACTGGATCGACGATTCAACTGTAATAGATTCACCTGCCATAATTAATGTTTGTTTAATTATAGGACATTTGTATGCCCAAAATTCGACAAGATTGTTTTTATCATATATTAACTCTCTAAGTTCGATCCTACAATACTCATCGGTATCATATGTGTATGTACCTTTCATTGTACGATATCTCCCAAATCTACATTTAGTACCCTTCTTCGGTTGTCCGTCGGACATCCGTATTCCTAATGGAACACCGGACGCTCCAATTTTATAGATAATGCCGTTTACAGTAATGAAATATACCCAGCTGGTATGATCTGCATACATTATACTAGAATCAATTTTATCATAGATCCATTCTCCGTGATAATCATTAATTCTGCAAACACGTTTGAAATCTTTAAAATGACTAACGTGATTCAATATTACAGATAATTTAGACATTATACTTCCAATAAAATATTAGGGTTCCAGCCAGTTTGCTCACTATACCCGTCGTTTTCATAACCGCGTGGATTACATACAACTCGAGTCTCACCAATTTTATAATCAAATGGATGATGAGTGTGTCCATGTGTCCACAGAACAATCTGTGGATGATCCAGAATAAATTCACTCAATTCGCTGTGGTAGCCACCGTTCATCAAAGTATCGTGTGCATACATTGGATGCATACTTTGAAAACTAGGAGTATGATGTCCAACTACTACACACTTTTTGTCCTTGTGTTCTTTAACAATGTGCTTAATATAGCCAAGTGTTCGATCATGACGAATAGCAACATCCAACGGACTCATAGCCGCATACTCACGCTGGTCATTACGAACAATTTTAAAATCGTTCATCATATCTTTAATGGCATGCATAGTCAACGGATCACGCTTGTTCATATCAGTCCACAAGGTACCACCAACAAATACAACATCGTTAATGATCTTCATGTCTTGCTCTAACATGTATACATTAGGATACTTGGCACATTCTTCACGCATGTAATCAATAGCCGCATAGAACTTGCCATTGTAGAATTCGTGATTGCCCATAATATAAATAACGTGTGGGAACTGAAAACTACACCGCTTAAAGAAATCGCGGAAACGAGCAACTCTCTGCATCTTACGACTAAGGTCTGCTAATGCACCATTACTGTAGGGATTAAAGTCTGCGGCATGATGGTCGTGGAGATCCTGGGCAATCATAATATCACCGCCGAGGATAAGGACATCGTAGTCCTGATCGTTAACAATGTTAATGTCAGAGAACTCTAAATGGAGATCACTGACTAGTTTGATTTTCATATTCTTTCTTTCGTTGTTGACGCTCTGCTTCGTGATGATCACACAGAGTCTTAATCCATCCGCCATCTCGGCGTTTACCAGGAGCACCACATTCTTCACAACTAGCATCTGCCCATACTTCAGCCATTTGTACCATGCCACGGATTCGCTCATCGCCACCGTCGTAATAAAAACGTAGCCCACCAAATTTTTCTTTAATCTGTGCTACCACTACCTGTGCTACAACTTCTGACTGTTTATTCTTCCAATCAAGGTGATGCTGAATCTGACCACACAGTTCTTCAAGAATTGGCCACCAGCCTTCGCCACATGCAAATCCACCATACTTGCCGCTAAACATCTTTGGAAAACGTTCTTCCATATGTTTAGCAAATGCATCATACTTTTCAAATTCATTATCCATATCAATCCTTATCTACTGGTATACAGTAAGTGGCCCACAGACCTTTTTGTACCCACATGTCTCCACCTTTATCTGGCACCATAATAATACCATTGAGACACATACGTTGTGGAATAGGAGCGAGGACCAACACTACTAACTGACTGATGATCACAATACCCAGTATGGTCATTAAGGTTCTGAATACCCAATTGCTCATATAAACTTCCCTAGTCCTGCCCAAATCAACTGATCCAGTTCTGTTTGGTAATCTTTGCCCAGTCTACGTTTTTCATGAATAGCTTCTAGTATTTCTTTGCCGTCGCCAAAATCACTAACCCCTGACCCACGTGACTCTAGTTCTTCAATTAGGTCTTCTGTGTCAAAATCGGACAAGTCAACGTCTACTTCAACTTCTGTGTAAATTGTCTTATACATTATTGTACTGCCTTAACGTAATTTAATCTAGTCACATCATTTTGATGCTTCCAGTGTTTGCTGTGATCTTTAACTTTGGCTTTGACTACTACACAAGGACCAATCTTAAGATCTGTCTTATTAAGCCACGATGCCATCTTACTGTTTATTATAGCAGAAATATTCCAGCCTTCAAAGTTTTTTGACTTAACTGACTCTAGTATTTCGCAATCTAGATCTTTAAGCTGACTACCAATATCCCCCAAGTATCCGCCTTCAACACTTCGTGCTACTTTTTTAATTTTGTTTTGTGCCCGGTCTCTAGCATAGACGCTTGGCAGGCAGGCAATGTAGCCAAAGTTTTTTGTTTCAATACCTTCTGCATTTAAGAAACTGTTAATGTTAGTTTGAAACTCATTGTCGCCAGCAATGGCAGCAAACATCAACCGTTTAAAATACTTTTGGATTTCTTCTGCTAGTGCAACATCTTCGGGTAAGACATCGAGTTCTACTGGTTTATCTTTTGGGTCAGCTGTCCAGATCGCTGGGTGTGCAGTGACCAACATCAACATCTTGTTAGTCTGCTTTGTGTACATGTAAATGCTATCGTCGGAGTAGACGGCCTGCGGTTCTTTAAGATACGCACCATTGATCCTTTGTGCGGAACAGGCCAATTCTAGTACTTGTTGGGTAGGGAACTCTTTTGCCACGATACGCTCCAGGCTGTTAATATACAAGTATTTTAATAGAAAACTGCGTTCTTGTCAACCACTTCTAAATTCAAAAACACTTTTTTGATTAACTTTTGGAGGACTGGATGACTGATGTCTCCAAACGCATTAAAATATGCAAATAAGTTTGGACTAGCATACAGGCCTTTTGGACGTATTTTGGCCAATTGGCTTGCCCGATGTAGGTATTGTATTGAACGGGTGCGGCCGAGATTTCGTATCAGTTCGATTGATATACTAAGTGCATACGCATCAATCTCATCTGGATCGCCTAAGTATGACTGTATATCATCATCTGAACCGTGCTCAACATGCATATAATTTCTACGGCGCCCTTGATACTGATGACGCAACTCGTGTACTACTGCATCATATATTTGTACAACAAATTGTCCGGCTTGGGCATGTGCAAAGGTTGCATCTTGATCTAAGTTGTGTAATATATAGACTTCAATTGGGCATAGACCTGCACCGTCATCTTCTGCATCATAGTATGCATTGACATAGAACTCATTTTCATCTAAGTCTCTCATTCGCCTAGTACAAATTTTTAAGTCTAAAATGCTGAATCCTTTTTTAACCCTTGCTAGAATTGTTTTAAATTTCCCGCCATCCTCACTACGGGTCATAATACCCGTACATATTTTTCTAACTAAGGACAGGTCTTCATTCACTTTACATTCTATATGTTATGCGACCCTTGGTAAGATCATAAGGGCTAACTTCAAATTTTACATTATCACCGAGGATAACTTTGATCTTATGTTGTTTTAATCTTCCACCCATGTAGCATATTACTTCATGTCCATTATTTACTTTAACTTTAAAAGTAGAATTTGGCAGTACGTCAGTCACTGCACCTGTGAGTTCAATTAGTTCCGAATTTTTAGTCATGTTTTTTAATTATGATAGCACCATCCTCGACTGTGACTGTTAGTGTGTCACCTTCTTTCCAACCTTGTTGTTCACAAATTTCTGGAGGAAGATTCATTATAACATTATCTGGATCACCAGGAATGTCTTCAAAAATTTCTTCAGCTTTGAATGTCAATGTTTGCATTTGGTTCTTCCTTTTTAACTTGACTATCTCCTGGGGCTACCCTATACATGTCTGTTTCAGAGTCAGCGGTGCTAACTTCAAATATAACAGAGTCTGGGTGCATGGCGACTAATTGATGAGGAACTAGTGGTTCTACTTTCCATACGTCACCTTCTTTTAAATTTACCAGTTTAAGCTCTGTTGTTTTAGTATCAATATATCTTAACACAAACTGTCCAGAATTAATAAACCAAGTTTTTTCTTTTTCTTTATGAAAGTGCATACTAAATTTTGCACCAGGTTTAGAAAAACATAACAGTTTGCCACAGTACTTATCATTAGTTGCCCAAATGATTTCGTAGCCCCAGCCTTTGTCTACTTTACCTTCTAACCTACTCATAACATGTCATCCTTTTGTTCTACTACTAACCAACCTAATTTATATAGGTCGTCTTTAATTTCATCAGTCACTACACTTTCTGGTACATAACCATTTGCTCGACGGCCATCTAGCCCATAACCCGAGTCCGGATTACCAATACCGCTACAGTACCAATCAATGTAGTCACCCTCTTCACGCATGTCAGCAACAATGCCTCCAGCTGATCTCCAACTAGCACTCCAATATTCTTCTTTGAGAATAGGCCACATCTCACGCTTGCAGAAATCGTTGTTGCAAATGGCTGCATACAAATTTTGAGCATAGCTATCGGATTCTCGAACTTTGGCTAGTATCCAATCAGTTGATCGGAGATCATATTGCATGTTGTTCTTCTGCCAAGCAGGATCTTTTAGATTTTCTTCATCCTGTTCTCGCCAAGTCTTGTACATATTAACATAGTCGGGATTGGGCTCTTCACCCTTTTCCTCACAGTGTTTGACATAGTTTTCCGCTTGGAAGGTATGTCGTTCAGGGCTTTTGGAAATAGTCATACTGTATTATACATGCTAGACAAAGTAAAGTCAAGTAGTTTTATAGTAAGGAGTTGTACAAAATTTATCATTATTTTGATCATGCCCAAATAATATACACTTAGTTGGTGTTATATTTTGGGATTTACAAATATCTTCATATTGATCTTTATAATTAATATAAAAGTAATCTACTGGAATAGACTTCATGATAGCAATGGCAGCATTTGCTCCTGCTAAATTAACATATCCTATTTTATTCATAATTTCCAAACTTGGTATTTCCGAGTCTGAAAACATAAGTGCTATCCTATTGTAGGATAACGATGAAGATTTACTAAAGGTAAAAGATACAACTGTATTCTTTGTAGATGTTAAATTTAGATAAAATGGATCAGTTAGTCCGCAGTATGCAATGTCAATGAATATATTCATTCCTGCTTGTTGTAATTGATTAATCATTTCAATACGTTCGGTTGATGATCCGTCATAACTAGAAGGTAAACTGATTAAAAATAAATCTGTACTAGATAACAGATTAATTTCAAAAGTTTCTAACTCAAGATACTCAATGTTTAATGTTTTACATAGATAAGAGTAATAACTATATTCATTTTTTAAAAAGCATACTCGATTGAAACCTTTTTTCATAAACACCATGTTAAGCGCATCAGAATTACCGTTAGCTATATACTTGTGAGTAAACGCTGATAGTCCATTTAAAAAGTTTCCAACCCAGGGAATAAATTGAGAAATCAGTTCATTTTTAACTGCTAGCCTTTCTTTAAAATTAAATTCAACATCGGCAGGAAAAATTTTAGTTGTGTCAATACTTTTTAAAATTTCTGTTATTTTAGAATCTCTAATAGGCTTTGTTAATTTATTATAGTATTGATTAATCATTGTGCTGTTGTAATATCTATTTTATATCCAACTTTAGATAACTCAGGAATAATATTAGATTTGAATTCTGTTATTATGTAATTAGAAATAATATCTTCAGTTGCTGGGACACTGTCTATTATTTGATTAGGTGCATTAGTAAACTCTAAAGTAGTAATCCAATTAATTCCAGTGGTTGGATCTTTTGGCTTATCAGTAGATGCTCCGAGTAATCCCGGAATTTTGTATATCCATTCTAAACTTTTTTTCATAAACTCTTCTGAAACACCGTGAGCTATGTGATGATGGGGAACGCTATAATCATCAGGATTCCATTCGGGGCCACCGTTAAATGTGACAAGTACTTTCATAAATTATTTCCTTTCGAGGATGCTGATAAGATCCCCTACTGTATTACAGTTTTCAAAAATATTGGGATCTAAATCTTGTAATGACTCGTCCTCAATATCCATTAGTAATTCTACAATATCTAAGCTGTCTAGTTGTAAGTCGTCTTGTAAATTAGACGTTGTTAGTATTTCCGATACTGGTCTTTTAATTAACTTAGAAATAGCTTCAGTGACTATTATTTCATAATTCATTTAAACTTCCTTAGGCTGGCAATTATTTATGTGCCTAGTTAGCATACACTAAATATTTTATGATTAAAGTATTAACACCAGACGACTGGGATAGTTTAGCAACCGCCATCAAAGCACTGCCATATCATCGAGTTGCTCAAACTAGACAAAACGTATCTGAAGAAGAATTTTTAAAATATACCTATGCTATTTTTCGAACTCCAAATAGCACAGTCTATGGCTACTATAATGATGCTAACGAATTAACAAGTATGATTTCAATTGTTGATTTTAAGCATTTACCGGCCTATGTTGTTTATAATTGGAGGAATCTAAAGCCAAACAATATATATGATCCAGTTAGAAATGGATGGGCAGAATTATGGACTCGATTAATTGAAGACCAAGAGTCTAAAAATTTATATGATTTTTATATGTTGCGAACAACAGAGATTTCTAGATTGCAGTATAAAAAATATCACAACATTTACATGAAACATGTTCCTAAGTTTTTAAATTACGAAAGAACTGTAGAAGAAGTTGTACCTGCAGGTCAGTTTACTAATTGGACATTTTTCAATACAATCTTATATCACGGAAAACCTTTAGACTATGAAACTATGGTATTAAAGTTTACTTGCAAACAAAAATTTAGAAACAATGTTAACCCAGATTTACAAAAAGCATTGACTTTGGAATTTAATGAAAAATAAACTAAAACCACATATTTGGAAAATAATAGTCCCCCAACACATTATTTTACTTGTAGGAATCATTTCTATTCTTGCAGGATATACCTCAGTTTGGAATTTATTATTGATTCCTTTAGGATATCTTGTATTTGGATATTTAGGTTTTACTATATTCATGCACAGATATTGGTGCCATAAGTCATTTAAAACATATCCAGCATTGGCTTATTTTGGTGCATATATTGCACTACTGTGCGGCAACGGAACTCCAATAGAAGTAGAAGCAATACATATAAGACTACATCATGCTAATTCTGATAAGGAATTAGATCCACATACTCCATTGAAGGGTAAACTATGGAGTTGGCTACTATGGCATAATATGGATATTGTTTGGCCAAAACTTAATAGACAATTGTTAAGGGATCCTATCTTAAAATTCATGCATAGAAATTATTTTAAGATATGGTGGTTATCACTTATACTACTATCAATAATAAGTTGTCAAGCGGCTGTATTCTTTATGGTAGGTGGTGCAGTATATCATTTTCACATTGAGGGATTTGTTAATAGCTTTGCACACGATTTAGACTACGGGTATACTACTGGAACTACTACGGATAATTCTGTAAATTTAAAATCTAAGATAATGATGATTTTAAGTTTAGGAAATACTTTACATCATAATCATCATCTAGACTCGAAGAACTATACGTATGCTAGGAATCCTGGAGAATTTGATCTAGCAAAATACATCGTTCCTTTAATATCAATTAAAGATTAATATCCGCCTTCGTTGGCCTTAACATGCTCGCTAAAACCAGCTAGCTTCCAATCTTCAGTTATCCTTCCTCGACGATAAGAAACACCACCTGCACTGATATATTCCCAATCAGTTATCTTACACCAAAAACCTAAACCTCGATGAGTACTATTATCTATCGAAAAGTATCGAGTTTCAAATTCTCTCCCAGCCCCTAAGTTTTTACTATTTTCTATTTTGTTTAAATCTATATTCCATGCAGTCGAACACATTTTAGAAATATTTTCTATGCTTAAATTTTGATCTGACTCAAGTTGATATCTGCCAACTTGCCCTACATTTTTAAATCTAATCACACCGTTGGTCATTCCTACTTTTTTTAATATAGGCAGTATTTTATCAACAGCAGATTCATTTACACCTTTAACTAAAATACATCCTATATCAATAGCAAATCCAAGATCAACTGCATTTTCCAATGCTTTGATTTTATTTTTAGCACAGGCAAGACCGTCTATTTTTTCGTACCAATTGTCATTGTCTAACCCGTTCATACTGATATAAAGATATTTTAATCCTGCATTTTTTAAAGTTTCTGCATATCGTCTGCTGGCCAGCTTTAATCCATTAGTTAACAATATTATCCTATGTGCTGTCTCAGAAGTTAATCTCTGAATTAAATTTGGCAAGTCGTCGTTCATTGTAGGTTCTGCACCTATCAATCTCAGCTCAACTCGATTGGGTAATCTTTTTACGAAATTAACCAATGTATCAGTATCCATGTCTGGAAAATCTCTGTTAGGAATATAACAATTATTACACTCCATATTACACTTATGAGTGATATCGGCAATGACAACTTTGAAAGGATTTTGTTCAGCCTCCCATGTGTCTATCAATGACGGTAGTTTTTGATATACAATTATTTTTTGTTCCATATGCCCAGTCTATAAATAGTTCGTTAGTATTTACTAATTAAAAAATATGAAAACAAAATTTCTAATATCCGAAGTTCCAGGCGATATGACAATATCTAGTTATATTGCATCTCAGACTGACTACAAATCTCTTATAAAATCTATACTACCAAAGTTGGTGCCAGTTGACACAAAAACTATTGTATTCGAAAACATAGATATTGATCATACAAAGCTATGGGAATCAACTAATACGGCATTAGCTACACATGGTGATCACGGTTGGATTAAGTCGGACTCCGACGGAACATCATTAACAAGTGAGATTTATACCGGATTTAGTTTAATGTATAATCCCGATCATTCTGATGTTATGAATCTGCACCAAAGCTCACTAGGTACAAATAAAATGGTAGATTTTAAAATGTATCAAAATGATATAGTTTATAAGAAAAATACTTATCTTGATACATTAGGGTTTAGATGTAGAACCCCAGCATCAACGACTGGCTATCTTGGAGAGTTTCTTGATTCATTTAAATTAAGTTTGACTAGAGGGAGAATGTCAATAATACATGCAGATAAATTTAATGATCCATCAGAATTAAAAACCTACGGCTGGCATCACGACGAATCTATATTTGAAAATTTAAGATTGAATGTTCCTATGATTACTGATCCTATTTTTAAATTTCAAATGAAAGACGGGAAACCTTATCATTTAGAAACAGGGAAAAGCTATTCTTGGGATACAGGGTTAATGCATAGAGTTTTTTCAGATCAGATAGCAGATAAGATTAGAGCACATCTTGTTATTGGAATTAGTCCTTGGTTCTATTACGATGAAACTGACGATAGTTGGAATATAAATGAATACTACGGAAATATGCATCCGTTTGATATTTTAGTGGGCGGACATACTATACCCGGATTAAAATTTAAAGAAGCTACCTAAATGGAAAAACTTGAAGTTCTAAAAAAATTATCAGCTCTTCGTAAACAAGAACTACATAGCATTATTGGAAATATTTCAAATGAGCTAACAATGAGTCTTATTGATTTTGCTGATACTAATGACAATAATGTAGTTGAATCGTTGAATGCTCGATATTCAAACTCAATAAGTTCGGACTATGTTAAAGCACATCATGAATATATTGTTTCTAATTATATTCAAACTTATCTAAATCAACAGCTTGTTGATCACGTAGAAAAAGAGTTATCTATTAAAACTAAAGAACTAAGAGTTGCTGTAATGAAACCCGGATTTGGTTTAGACTGGCATGTAGATTTTGACGATCAAGTTAGACTACACTGTGATTTAAATTTCTCAAGCGATTTTATTTTTAAAGTTAAAAACAAAGAAATTGTGTTAGACAAACAAGTAGGAACTGTTTATAGATTAAACACTTCATATTCTCATAAAGTGTTTAATCATTCAAATTTTGATCGATATGCTCTTGTTGGATGTATTATTTAATACAATCTAGTCGACATTTTCCAATATTGTTATTTTTCATGTTGTTAATATCATTATAGATATCAGTCACTAACGTAGTATATTCACTCTCTGTTATTTCTTTATCGCTATTTGTAATATCAAATAGTTCTGATATCTGTGTTGTTAATGAATTATATTCTTTATCAATAGCAGTATCCCATAATTCTTTACTTGAAGCTACAATATAAGTTAATAGTTTTCCATCAGCATCTACCTTATTGTATCTCAGTAATATATCTTTCAAAATTACTAATTGATAAAGTACTAATGCATATTGGAACAAAGAATGATCAGCCGCTTTCTGATCAGTATATGTGTATCTTCCTGGACCTCCAGGCAAATGTGTTAAATCATGTTCTTTAACTAATCTAAAACCTGGAGTAGATTCTGGAGTTATGCCAATTGCCCAATCATCGGGACGTACTATTGATCGAGTTTTTGGATCAGGATCTGTTGAAAATATTTGATTTATAAATTCTTCGTGACCAGTTTTCTTTTGAGTTGTATGTATTCTTAAATAAAGCATAGCATTATTACCTTTTAACTATTTATCCTTAGTCCACGACTCGTATATACACCGTGGTACGTCTACTAAATATCCATACTATTTAACTATAATCATGACAACTACTGATATTTACAATAACGATCCAACATCTTCAACTCGAAAAGGAGGAGCATTACCTGCAATTCCAAAGTTTACTAGTTTTGAAGACGAAAGAAAATACATTAAACGTATCCTAGTAGTGGCCTGTAGAGTGTTTGCTAACAACGGGTATACTGATGGAATTGGTGGATACATCGTTGTTCGTGACCCAGAGTTTACTGATACGTATTGGGTAAACCCGATGGGTTTAGATTTTTCTAGAGTCACTGTATCGTCATTGGTCAGGGTTAATGCTAATGGTGATGTTATTGAAGGGAACTATCCAGCAAGCAGACCAGCATGGGCTACATTTACCGTTATTAGAAAAATGAGACCAGAGATTGTTGCTGCTGCACATGTGCATAGTCACTACGGATCAGCTTGGTCAACCTTTGGTCTTCCTATTGATTATTCAACTGAAGACACTTGCATCTTTCATAATAATCTGTCAGTATATACACAATTTAATGGGGCTATAGTCACTCAGTCTGAAGGCTACAATATGGCCAAGTGCTTAGGTAAGAATAAAGCAGTTATATTACAAAATCACGGAATTTATACAGTTGGAGAAACTTTAGAAGAAGCAGCATGGCTGTTTATTTCTTTAGAGAATGCTTGTAAGACACAATTCTTATTAGAGGGAATGAAGGCAAATGGAGTACAACCGAAGGCAATGAGTCAAGCTGCATTGGATTTTACAGCTAAGATTATGGGGTCTCCGTATTCTGCATGGGTTCAATTTTATCCAATAGTAGAAAAAACTCTAGCAGAGAATCCGGATATTAATTCATAATGGAATACTTTAAAAAAATTAAATTAGACATCCCTTGGATAAATCCAAATTATGATATAGACGGGTTGCAAAGAAGTTATAGGATATTTCCTATACATAAGATATTTTCTCTTGACCTTGCCGCACTTAATCCTGCGCTAATTAACTGGTTTGCAGATAGAAACATACTTATAAAAGCCTATATATTTTTAACGCCGCCCTTTAAAAAAAGTTTAATTCATATAGATGGCAATACACTACACGATTGTTGGGCATTAAACTGGGCATGGGGGAGCGACAATCATATAATGAATTGGTATAGTGCTAGCAAAGGTCCTAATAGTAATAGCGGAGATACAAAAGCAGGAACTACTTATAAGTCATGGGAGGAAAATGAAGTAATCAAAATTGCCTCAACTACTATTGATACTCCTACTATCTGTAATATAGGATCTCCGCATCGAGTTGAAAACTTTTCATCAAATGATAGATGGTCAATTAGTATTAGGCCTCAAATATTTACAAGATGGGAAACAGCGATGTTGGTATTTAATAAAGAGATTGCGGAGTACAAAAATGGTAGTTAGAATTTATAGAGACGAAGTACCCAATAATATAACCACTGAAAATTATATTTTTAATAAAACTAAATCTTATGATAAGTGGGTTGAGATTAAAGATCAACTTCCGTTAAAAAAGATAGAATTTAAATTAGAAAATTATAACAAAGAAGCATTAACAAAAGATACTCTTGATGCCCTTAACGAATATAAATTTAGGGGATGGAAAACTAAATTTGCAAACTCGTCAGTCTACGGAGGACTTAGTTTTGTATATAATAAGTATCATCAAGATGATATGGATCCAGAAGGTAGTACTTTAGGAACTCCTAAGAATAGTAGTTCTGAATTTTTCTACGCTCAAACAGAAACACATGCCAAATTAAAAGATAGTTATTTTGATACTTACGGATTTGTTGACAAGACTCGACTATATAATTACGGATATATTAAAGAATTTTTAGATTCTAAATCAATTAGGTCTTTAACTAGAAGTAGATTAGCAGTACTTAAGAATCATAAACCTAATAAATTTCAATCAGATTTAAATTGGCACCGTGACGAAATAATATGTGTTAACCTACGCATCAATATTCCTATAACGACAGCTCCAGAATTTGCATTTCAAATGGAAAATGAAAATCCATATCACCTTAATGTTGATCATGCATATACATGGGATACAAATATCCCACATAGGGCAGTTTTATTGAATAAGTCATCTGTTGATCGTGTGCATTTTGTTTTAGGTTATAGTCCTTGGTTTGATTATGATGAGGAAAATAGATGCTGGATACAGAATGATTACTGGGGCAAACATCCATTCCAAATGATTTTAGATGGTGAAATATTTAAAGACTTAACAGTTGTAGAATCTGCATGATATGTACATTTAAATTTGACAATCCGTTAATTTCTACGTTTAATATGTTTCGTAAAGAACAAGAACTTAGAAATGATAAGTTGTCTTATAATTACTCAGTTTTAAATTTTAATTTTTCAGAGCAAGAAGCATTTAGTATTGGTTATAAAAACGATATACCATTTTTGTTTAGCACAATATTTAGAAGAACGTCATGGCCCGACGGTGCTTATCGCATCCTTAATCGTACATGGAAAGCTGATCGTCAATTTCATGTAAGCAAAAGTATTGATCAAATATTTTTAGATATGATTGATCATCAACATAATTGGTTAAAAGAAAATAAAACAGATTTTAAAATTGCGTTTATCTCAAGAGAACATAATTCCAGAAATACATTAACCAATCTTGCAGATTCGTTAAATACACATGGTAATGAATTTTATCTGTATGAAAACAGAGTTTGGATGTGCAACGGCCCACAAGAAAATTGTTTCCAGGATATATTATATACTGGAGATGTTAATATATTAAAACAATGGAAATTAAAAGATTAAATCTTACAGATATTGCCGAAATTGAAAAACTATTTTGGAAATGTCATCTGGCCGAAGTGGATAGGGCCCAGAAAAAACCAAATATACCTATTGATAAATCCTTAGAGCAATTAGATAATTTTTGGAATCTATGGATTTCTGGTATGAAACGATATTACCTTAATGATGACAACCATCATTATCTCTATGGTTTATTTGAAGAAGGTACTTTAATGGCTATGGTGGGATGGCGATGTGATTTACCCGATCCTTATGATAAAGATTGGGTAATAGTCTATCTTAAATCAGACCCTGAAAAAAATGCCCTTAGGAGATATATGAAACCACTATGGGAATTTATGTTCATAGAATGCGAGAAAAAGGGCCTAACAGCTTGGCATAGTTTGATCAAACCCGGCAGATGGAGTAAATTTGATGCGTTTTATCAGCGTATGATACCCGAAATAAATAACAGTTATACATATGAAACGACTGTTGAAATTCCAGCTGGATCTCAACCAAATATAGATTGGGTTTGGGGGATGATGGGTAGGCGCCCACTACAGGATGATTATATTGTTAGAACAGGAAAAAAAATTAAAAATGTTTAGACCAATATATAAAAACTTGATTGAAGTTCCAATTTTATTAGGGGTGGTAGTACCTATGATAGTAATGGGAAGTTATGCCGGATATACCTTAGTGACCGATTTTCAATGGAGCAATTTCTTTTTAACAGCACTTGGATATTTCGTATTCATGATCATGGGCATAACAGTAGGTTATCACAGGTACTTTTGTCACAATAGTTTTGTATTAACTAACAAATGGAAAAGACGATTCCTGTTATTTGCTGGATCAATGGCTGGTCAAGGCAGTCCTATTTTTTGGACTATTGTTCATCGCGGATACCATCATAGAGCACCTGATACTGAAACTGATCCTCACAGTCCTATTCATGGAATGTTGCATAGTTTTATTTTATGGATGTTTAGATTAGACGGTAGTCAACTTAAACCTAAATATGCTGTGGACCTTATTAGAGATAAAGAAATTGTATTTGTACATGATCATTATGTAAAACTTTTTTTAAGTTTTAATCTTATTTTATTTTTAATTAGTCCTTCTATATTTTTATATTTTAGTATGTTGTCGTGTTTAATAACATTGTTCAGCTATAATTTAACAAACTGTTTAAATCATATAAAAAAATTAGGCTATACAAACTTTGCAACAAAGGATGCAAGTCAAAATATACCATTTTTGTTTCCATTAGTATTTGGCGAATGTTGGCACAATAATCATCATGGTAAACCAAGAAGTAGCCATTTTGGCTCTGGTGCTAGTGGTAAATGGTGGGAACTTGATCCTGCCGGTGACATTATTAAGTTATATAAAGACGAATAATTTATTCACTTAGTGTCTTATTTAAGAAATCCTTGACTCGAGATCTTGCTAGCATGTTTGCATCTGGATTTGATCTAAGGATATGACCAGCAACTGAGATATTTGTATTTGATCTATCAAATCCATGATGTGAATCAGTATAAACAAAAAAGTTGTCGGACACATTCCAATTGCGAGAAAGATCAGTACATAAAGTTAAAGGGGCCCAATTATCTAAATTACCGCTATGGATTTGAATTGGTATTGCAGGTGAATCAAAAAATCGGCCATTATCGCAATACGGATAAAATGCTACAGCACTTGAGATAAGAGTGGTTCCAAATTCTCTAGTAATTTCATTTTTAGATACAGCATATAGAGTAGTCCAGGCACCGTGACTAAATCCTATAACTCCGATTTTTTCCTTACCCCAGGGCTGTTCCGAAACCCATTTTGCTGTATATTGAAGATCAACGGCACGTTGGTTCGGAGTCACAGCAAATGGTTTTTGACAAACAAGGCGTTCATATCTTGCAGAAAACGAATCTAACACTACTGCATTAAATCCCCAAGAATTTAGTTGTTTTGCCCAATCTCTGTGATGCGAGTCAACACCGCCGCACCCGTGAAGAACTATAACTGTAGAAGCATGTTGTGAATTAACTTTAAATACCTCTATTCCTAGTTTGATTTTTTCTTTATTATGTATTTCTACACTTTGTATATATTCTGCATGTAGAAAAGTGGGGAACAAGCAAAGTAATAATACTATTAATTTATTTTGAATATACAGCATGGTCTTTATATACTTTCAAACTTTTTTCAATTAATTCTTGATTTCTCTCTTTGTTTATTATACCTCTAAAGTACAAAACTTCTCTACCTGGATCATTCATAACTCGATGTCTTAGTTTAGTGGAATTAATAAGATAACAACATGGGACTGTTGGTAAGGTAGGTGTTAACCAATTAACACCATCAAAAATTTCTAATACATCGTTTCTTCCATTAAGAACTAATCGATACCCGCAAGGTTCGTTCTCTTTAATATTTTCTAATTCTTCAGCTTCAATTTTCATGCTAGGGTATACATCAAGATGACTACCCACAGGACCGTTTTGGAACTTATGCATAACAATAGAAATTTTATTGTAAGGAAGTTGTTCGATAATATGATCAAACTGTGCAAGTGACGGCTTATCTAATATTGCAGAATCCCACCAAGAAGGTTGAAATATTTGTGACGGAACCTTTTTTAAGTTATCAGTTCTTTTAAAATTGATTTTATCAACCTGTATATCAATCGGTAAAAATAATAATGTCATTTTAAATATTTATTAGGTGCCACGGATCTTTTTTAAATCTTATACTGATACCAAATCTAATTTGATTAGAGTAATTGTGTACAGAATGCGGAATACTTGTATTAAATATAATCGGTTTAGTTAAAACAAATTCGGATATTTTTTGACATTTGTTAGGATCAATTTCATAAAATGGAACAAAATTAGGTGTTAATTTTCTAATAAATGCACTATCATTATCAGTTTTCCAAAATTCAGTTAACGATTGATCGCAGTTTATTAAAGGTATATTAATTGCAAGAACAGCATCATTTGGTCGTTCATCTGTATGTATTGCTGAACGTGTATTGGGCGGAACACGAATTAATACGGGTCTAGATATCGGCAAATCTAAAAATTCAGAAACGCCAATATCTAGATGTTGAAAGAATTGCTTTTTATCTTGCACTAGGGCATTGAGGTATCTCTGCTGTATGCTCGACACTACTGTCGGATCTAAGTCAATGTATTGCCATATAAACATACTTACATGGTCGGCCCGTTACCGTTCTTAAATCCAACAGTACCACCTTCTGCTTCAATTCGTGCAATCACTTCTTCGAATAAGATAGGTTCAAAGTCTGTTTGCTCAACGCAGACACAATGATAACGCACATCGTTTTCTTCACTGTATAAGATTTCTCCTGTACGTGCGTCAACACCTCTAGCCTTCTTAACACGATTTGCGTGTAAGTGTCCGTGAATGTTAACACCAAAACGACCCATACTTTCACTATGTAATGGAATGTGACTTAAAATCATTCCGTTCATAACGTGGTATGCACGTAATTCGCGGAAGTAAGACCTGTACTCATCATCACGGAAGATGTCGTGGTTGCCGCGGATCAAGACCTTGTCGCCGTTTAAACGGGCCAACGTGGGCAATGCTCTACGGTTGATAACAACGTCACCTAAGTGATAGACCTTATCAGTTGGCTTAACTTTGGCGTTCCAACGTGCGATCATATCTTCGTCCATTTCTTCAGGACTATCATATGGTCGTAATTTGGTCACTCCATCATTGCGTGTAAAGCGGCAAACGCCCATGTGTCCAAAGTGCGTGTCGCTTACTAAAAATACACTTGGCATATTCGCCTCCTTTCTTTAATAAGTTTCTTTTACAATATTATACTCTTCAGCAGGCCATTTAGCCTTGAACTCATCGGTCTTCACATAGTCATTGAATGATTTAGCATCAAAAAACATTTTTTGAAACTCTGTTTTAAATGCACCTTTTTTGGTTATCGTTAGATAAACCGATTTTGCTTTTCCAGCCATTGAGTACCTTTCACTGTTTAATGTAATATTATAACACTTGTATAACAGTTAGTCAACCGACCTAAAAGTACGCCAATCATCGATGTTTGGCTTTTCTTCTGGATCGTAAGTCCAACCTAAATGCTTCATCATGCGATGCTTGACCAGCAAGTTTGGACTACGGAAACGCTCTGTATCATCGAAGCCCATCATGACTCCAACTTCACAGACCGCACCCGAACGACAAACGCCAGCATAGCAATGAACAACCACGTTCATACGATTGTCCAAAGCATGTTGTAGCAAACGGACAAGCTCTGCGGCCTGCTCGTGACTGCACTTCATAGCTTCTTCCAAAACTTCATCCTTTTCCTCTACATCCAAAAATTCAAAGTTATGAACTTCTTTGAACTGATGTTTTGGAACAGGGCGCCAGCTTGCTGGATCAACAATGCTGATCAACATACTGTTTGGGCCAGCCGCATGATGGAACCCAATTGGGATATCACTTGCCGCTATATTTTCAATCCAAGGCATAGTGCCTCCTTATCTTTTCATTCGTTCACTTGCAATTTGACAATCAATACACATTTTGCAACCTTTAACAGCCATTGAGTACCTTTGTTGTTTAAAAAGTTATTATAACACCTATTTAACAATTAGTCAAGTCTGGTATTTCCATTTCCAAGTATATCCGTTTTCTAATTTTAACTTATCACAAAGCTCATCTGTAAACGTGCCATCAACGCGGAGGGTATATCTAAAAATTGGCTCTGGATCTACACCGTGGTAATCTCTGTTGTTAAAGAAATAACTGCGAGCACCTTTTTCAAGATATACTTTTTCTTTTTTCTTTTCGTCCCAAATGAAACTTGGCCGCCAACCACTTTCAAAAAATAGATTAATATTGTGATCTTTATGTTCTGATACTACACTATCTCTATGAATAGCTACACCAGCATTTGGATAAGTTGTAAAAAATAATACTCTACCAATTTCTTTAAACGGTAATGTATCGAGATATTCTATAATTTTTGGAAAATATTTAGCATTATCAGTCCAGCCACCAAGGTCCTGTGTTTTTTTATTAAAATCATTTTTCTTTAAGTAGCAAGCAAAAAACCAAGGTATGACAGAACCCATAGCAAAGTATGCATACTTGTACATGGCCTGCTGAGGGTTGTCTGATTGGTCGGCAACTTCTTTCAGAGCCTTACTATGAACTCCGGACGGGTCATAAACATCTAAATTATGTAGCATCTCTGACCAACAGTCGTGACTTCCAAATCTAAGTACTTCTTCAGGAGGCAATCCTCCGTAAACCATTCCCATTTTAAAATCATTACAAAGAGCAAGTCCTTTACAGGACTCAATATGTAGATCTAAATCACTATCATGATTGATATAATCATCCATTGATATAATAGGTTTACGGACTTGTCCGACTCCCTTAATACCAAACTCTTCGTAAGGGAATGAATTTATAATTTGATTCCCTACTTTTTTTTGAATAATTTTTTGATTATACATACCAAATTTCCTTAAAACCTTCTTCCTCTGTAGGTTCTTCCCAACTAGCAATCATACTAGCAATAACATGTTCGGGAATAATCTTTCCATCTACCCACCGACTTTCCAGTCGACGCATAAGTTCTTTATGCTCAGGTGTTCGAAACACTACAGCAATATGTTCATAGTCGGGCAACATGTTAAACTTACGAGCTCGACTAGCAAGAGTCGTGCTAGTTTGGTCCCAAATTATAGTATGATCCAGCGTACGGGCTCTAACCACCTGTTCGGCCATTAGATTGACTGCTGTGGGCATGTAGTCTACAAACACTTCCGAGTAGGTCTTGCCTTGTGATCTAGCATAGTCTTCCACAAACGCATCTGTAGAGACTACGGTTAAACCTAACGCCCATATTTGGTTCTTGATCCAGGTGCTTTTCCCAGAACCTGGAACTCCTACTAATTGATAACACTTTGTCATTAATTAATACTCCTAAAATTATAACGGGTCTAACGACCAAAGAATATTACTTAAATCGGGGGGATTTAAATTAGATGTTATTATAAAACTTGCCTGTTGTGGAGATGATCTAATTACAGATGCATATAATCCAGACTCTTCTAACCATTCGTTGAATGCTTGTTTCTCGCCTGCATCTTGTATATATTCGTCAAACACTATTACCGTTCCTGGAACAATCATAGATCCTATATATTTAAAAACTGTCTTAGTTGATGAATATAAATCACAATCAATGTGCATATATGCTATTGGTATGTTAGAATTCTCTTTTACAAATATTGGCAATGTATCTTCAAACATTCCTGAAATTAACTGCACATTTTCATTTACCTTTGGAAGCTCTCCTTTGGTGCTATAGCTCCCGGCTGGAAATACTTTTCCCTTACATAGCCAATCTTCTGGAATGCCCTGCCAGGAATCAAATCCGTAGATAGTCTTTGTAGGTAAGCACTTTGATATGTAATTAATAGTATGACCCCACGACACACCAAATTCTAAATATAATCCGTCTAACTTGATGAAATTTATAGATTCGCGCAAAACAACTTTACGTTTAATTAATTCTGTGCTTTGAAATAAGAACTGCGGATGCATACTAATTCTTGGGGTATCGATAATAGCCATTAATTTAAATTTCCTTATATGTATATTATATACTCAAAAAGAAACCCAGTCAACCTGAGCTGACTGGGTTCAGTGTTGCGTTTTTACAACAGTTAGATATCGTAGCGTGGAACCATTACAGTCTTAAGCATGATACCTTCTGGAGTGAATTGATCCACATCAGCGCCTAGCAAGCTAGCCATGATAGCTGGACTGAATCCACTAACAAGAGCGGCACCACTCTTGTCTGCCTTAACTGGAACGTTATCACTTGCGTTTAGGTTCCAGAAGACAACCTTTGGACATGTGTATCCGGCTGCTTCAAACTTGCGTTCGATCATTGCCATTGCACTGTCGTCATTCTTGACACATTGATTAAACTGCATGTCACTCAAGATCAATACCATTGCTGGCATGTCACTTTGTGGTGCAGAACCCTTGACAGCCACGTCAAGGATCTTAGTGAAAGCGGCGTGTAGGTTAGTACTCATTCCCCAATCACTCTTAACCATTTGTGCAGCCTTTTGGACTACATTACCCTTTAGGGTCATCAGTGCAGGCTTGTCACTGAATGTTAAGAATGTGTCCTTGAACACACCCTTGTTCTTGTCAGCCAAGTACAAGCCAAGGCTGACTGAAACATCCATGCAAGTCACACCTGTGTTCTTACCAGCTGGGCAGCTCATAGAACCAGATACGTCTACCAATGGTAGAATACTTGCTTCACCTACGTAGTTTGGCAGTGCGTCCCACTGTGCCACAACGTGGTCAGTGTCAACCTTGCTCAAGTTCATACCGTAGTGGTTGATAACACCCTTGAGTACATCATGTGGAAAGATTGCGTTGGCGTTAACCTTAACAGTCTTATCACCTGATACTAACTTAGCCACATACTCTGCGAATAGAGGTGTGTGACGACCAAATGCCTTCTTGTAGTTGCGAGCAGCCACAGATGGGACATGTGAGAAGTTGATGTTATCCCAGTCGTTAGCACACATTTGTGTTTCAACAACTGTAGTCATTGCTACCAATGACTTGCGATACTGCTTAGGAGTCATTCCAAAGAATGCTCGTACTTCAGCCGCGATCTTGCCCTTACGTGGTGTCCACTTGGCAGCAAGACCATTTTGCGCTCGAAGAGCATCGCCTAACATTGTGTAGGCAGCTGTCTTCAGAGCAGGGGTTGAGAAGACAAAGATGTCATCCCAGCGACCAACTTCAGGTACCTTCTTCAGCAAAGCCAAAGCGGCATCTGGGTCAGTCTTTTCTAGGTGGACCAAAAGGTCACGGAACAGTTGACGTTCGCCTGCACCACCACGGACATCACGTGCCCATTGTACGATGCGTAGTGCTACGTCGGAATTTTCTACGTAAGCCGCAGTGAACTCACCAGTGATGTTCTTACCACGGCTTGCACCGATCTTGTAGAACAGATCAACGTTGGCGTTGGCTGTTGACTTACGAGCCTTCATGCCATTGGCAGTACGGGCTTCTTGATTTGCTATTGCGTTTACAAATGCGTTCATTTTATTACCTCACAGAATGTATTTTATTTTCGATTATAGTTGAAATTTAAAGTTGCTGTTAACATTCTAAAACTTTAACAGGATGATCGTGCCAATTTGTTTATTTTCTGGTCTGGCCAATTATAGCACCCAGACCCTATCAACATTCATGTTGACTAGTTTGTATTTTTCTGTACAAACATCATACAAGGTGCTTTCCCTTGTGTCATCAGTTCCATTAGTGTGTAGGCTTAGACATTTCTGTCTTATCTACTGCAACCTTGCGGGTCACTGTCTACTGCATTAAGTGCGTTTTATTTTAAATTGCTGTAGTCATCCTATGACTAAACAGGATCGTTTTTGACTGCTTTTATTTTACACAGGCCATCACTCTGTGCTCGTTAGTCTTGTTTCAATAGACCCCTTCAACGCTCGGTGTTTTTACGCACTCTGCTCCAGTTTCTACCACAGTGTCTAACATTCCATAGTATGTATGAATTGCTGTACCGATCCTAAAACTTTTTGCAAGTTTCCTTGCTATGTATCTATTATAACAGTATTGCACTGCCTTGTCTACTCTTTTGGCTAAATTAATTTTCTAAATTTTTAAGCCGATCTCTAATACCCAAACCGTCAATGTTTGTCTTATAAGATAACAGTCCCCAAGTACCAATTTCAATTGGATATAAATCAAACATTGATGTAGAACTAAGCGCCGCTCTAATAATTTGCGAGAACGGAGTATTATTCTTAAATTGTTCTCTAATTTTTTCTTCGCCTAAATTCATCGCATGATCCCAAAATTTTGTTTGATAAATTGAACCAGACATATAATGCATACTAATCATAGATTCAATTTCGTCTATCATAATATTATATTTGCGATTTGCATCTATAGCATTAAGAGTTTTATCTTTCCATATGTCGATACAAAATCGTGTAATCTGATCAGATAATGCAGTTGATGTTGCCTCTAATGGTTCCAAAAAGAAAGATGAATTTCCATTGTATACTACTCGGTCTGAAAAATTATTTTTTCTAAAGTAATTAGAAAATTTTATCTCTCGTTGCAGTGATGGAGTTAACCCGTATTCTTTTAATACAATCTCACTGTCTGCTTTAACTTCATCTAACGTATTAATATCAGAATTATACATATATCCAATACTACATCTATTATTCAGTGGTATACCAAATATCCAACCATAAGGTCTAGCTATTGCAAGTGTATAATTAAATCTAGCTAATTCCCACGGGCACTGTGAGACATAACATGCATTAATTGGTATATGTTTTATAGTATTGTAGTCTGTAAAATCTGTTGGGGTTCCAGTACACATCATAACGTAATCTGAATCAACTTCGTCTGGACTAACTGATTTTTCTAATAATGTTATTCTAGGATGAATCTTTAATTTTTCAAAAATATAATTTTGGAAATTAACTGCATTAAAATGCAATCCAACATCACCTATTCCAAATGAATGATCAAATAGTGTACCGTTGCTTCCCCAATTGTGTTTGCGTACACCTAATTTTACAGTAGAGTCAATTGCTTCCATATCAGTATACCTAAATTTCATACTGTCTTTTAGAGATCGAGGTACAGCAAGGGTAGTGCCTTCGCCAACAGCAACCGGAGCAATAGTAGGATCATATGCCCAAATGATTTCCCAATCAGTCCATCTTAAAAAATGGGCAATTGCCATGCATCCAACTGTTCCGCGTCCTACTACTGTTAGTCTTTTCATTTTATCTCATAATTGGTCGGAGTACAAGGATTCGAACCTTGGACCCCCTGGTCCCAAACCAGGTGCGCTACCAGACTGCGCCACACTCCGAAACTTGGTACCTGGACACGGTTTCGAACCGCGGACCCTCTCCGTGTAAAGGAGACGCTCTACCCCTGAGCTATCCAGGCAAAATTCTTATCTAACTTTTCTAATATACTCACGTCCAATCTTACCTGTTTGAAATTCAAGCAGAGCAGTGACTGGTGCATTTAGTTGGTATCCACGTTCGGCTTGACGATGCTCTCTAGCCAATTCACGGCAACGAACTGCTGCCATGATAACCAAATCAAATCTATTACCGCCTGACAGCTCAACACATTTATCTGTGTCAATCTGCGGGCCACGACTTAAACCTAATGCCATAATATACCTTTTATAGTTAACGAAAATATGGAGCGGGGTAGGAGAATCGAACTCCTCGCTTTAGCTTGGAAGGCTAAGGTATTACCACTATACGAACCCCGCATAAAATTGGTGCCGACTATCGGATTCGAACTGATGACCTATCGCTTACAAGGCGATTGCACTACCACTGTGCTAAGTCGGCATGTTCTTATTTGTCTGTCTCTGTGCTAGTATTATACTTGTTCTTACTAGCTTTGTCAACTAGTTTGAATGCCTCGTCTTCAGCTTCTGCATCTTCCCGCACCCGTGGGTCTGGTCTTCTAAATATTCTATCAAAACTATTTGCAAATTCTTCTTGACTAACACTATACGGACGAGGTCTCGAACCTTTACTCATATTACATTTCCTAAAATTGGTGGAGGTGACAAGGATCGAACTTGCTACATCCTGCTTGCAAAGCAGGCGCTCTCCCAAATGAGCTACACCCCCACATTAACTTGGCTCCACAGCCTGGGCTCGAACCAGGGACCAATTGATTAACAGTCAACTACTCTACCAACTGAGCTACTGCGGAATATATTTTACTTATGCACTAGGAGTCGCACTGGTTGCAGTATTGGTATAGCCAGTGCCACGTGGGCTACCTTTGTTGTCACGTGGCTCACGTTTGACCACTACTGCCGCCGCCAACTCTGCTTGAATCATTGCACGTTTATATGCATTACGATCTTCTGCGTTCGTAATGGTTGCCATAAAACGTTTTGTTTGTTTGCTAAGGTTAAATGTTTTGCCTGGTTTCATTTGATTCTCTCTTTATAAAAATATGGCGGAACGACTGAGACTCGAACTCAGAACCCGGATTACGCCGAGCGACAGATTAGCAATCTGCTCTAATACCATTATAGGACCGTTCCATATAGAAACACACTCGGGACTTTTCATAACAGTGGTGTCCTGTCCTTGCCCGACTAACTTATAGCTAGTCCAAGTATGTTTTTATATGGTGAGATCGGGAGGCTTCGAACCTCCAAAGGCGGCATATTGCCGTGCCCCGTCCTCGACCCAAAGGTGAGAGCTTTGCCTATTTGCTTACGATCTCATATGTATTATATACTTATAACGATCATAAGTCAACACCTTTTGATTATCTTGGTCTCTCTGGTAGGAATTGAACCTGCATCTACTCTTTAGGAGAGAGTCGTTCTATCCATTGAACTACAGAGAGACTGGCCGGTCTTGAGAGGATCGAACTCCCACCCTCGGTTTCGAAGACCGAGATGATATCCATTTCACCAAAGACCGATTATTACCATAAATTATCTGAGATTCGCCAACGAACCCAAATATTCGATACTCTATTAAAGTCTCGTGTGCAATAATATAAGTAATTATTATCTATTGCAAGATCTCCCTTTCGATCTGTTTTGATGCCAACAGATGAAGTTATTGTTCGTGTGTGTTTTAAATTTAATTTGCCATCTTGAATTGTAATTCGTTGAGTCCCGTCAATAGTTAATGCACATCCGGTCACTCCTTCATTATTTTCAGTCACTATTGCTAGTGTATGATCGCCAAAAAAATCTGTATGTATACTGGCAAATCTTCCAGTGCCTTCTTTCTTCAAGAAGCTAAGATTATTAATGTTAAAATCTTTTGTTTCATCTGTATCTGTTAATATTAGTCTATCAGCTACTAGTTTTTTAACAACGATATAATCTGAAATAATATTATTGTTTAATATGTTCGGAGCTGTTAATACTTCTGTTTCTGTTTCATACAGTAATGATGATCCGGCTGATTTTATTTTACCAGTTTCGTCTGCATAAAGGGCAAATGTGTTAATTGCCCCTGGTTCTGGAGTATTCTTATTAGCTACAAAAACAGTATTGTCAACTTTTGATATAGAAATATCAAACAGTCCTACAATTTCTGTAGACTGATCTAAACTCACACTGTCCATTTTTATTTTTTGGTCATGTATTCAATGTTGTTTGATACTAGCAATGCTCGTATTAAATGTAATACTTCAACAGTTTGCGCAAGCTCATGCTGAGCTAGTCCTGGTACTGAATCATAACTATCAGTTAGATTTGAAAGTTTGCAACATAGTTCTACTAATTGTTCATTGAATGATAAATCGCTCATTTGTAATATCCTTTTTATTAATCCTGTCGGTCATTTTGACAAGTTCTTGATATATATTTATTCCTATTTTGTAGTTGGAATAACGATGTAGATGAAACGGTGCATATCCTTGCGGATGGTTAAAATCTACAAATAAGGTATCCTCAACTGAAACTAACGGAATATCGGCTTGATATTTTCTTCTAAACTTTGTAGTAAATATATTAGCTACTCGAAGACCGTACTTGTGATCTACTGGATCTTGCATTAACTTTGAAGGTTTGTAAAAAGGAATATGTGCTTCTAACGGAACCATTATTCTTTCTATCTTAGCATTATCAGTTAGTGCCAGATCAGTCATGTGAGTTTTAACTAAAATAACACGATCATTAAATATCTCGTAAATGTCTTTTGCAAAATCATCTAATAAATCATATGTATCATTTAGTGCAGAATTGTCATCAAATGGAATTTGATATACATCTTTTGTAAGATATTCTGCATACAACCAATATAACTTATCGTTAGGATTTTTCACATCAATCTCAGGTGCAGGTATAATTGTAAACCGTTCAGACTTAACTTGCATTTTTGAATACAGTTCAGTACTAAAATTCATAACTAGAATATCATTCGGTCCTGCAGTCTCTTTAAAATAATTTAAGTATGAGAATTTTAAAATTTCTCTGTAGAAATCATAATGATATCTCTTCAAATCTTTTTCTTTAATTAAACAATCATACAATCTACCAGCTAACTCATTAGGCTTGGTGTATAATGATACCATACTTGTTGAAAATTTTGGTTTAATACATGTACTAAAATCCAATGTATCTGCTTGTCTTAAATTTATAGGTATAGCATCGATTACATACTCATTACGAATAGTATCTATGTTAACTGCCTGGAATAAATCACAAGCGCCAAACAAAAATATTTTAGGTTTTGTAGATTGAGTTGTTAGGTTGATCATTCTAGCAATTAAATTTATTTTCTTTATACATCTTTACACGACTTGTATATATGTGTTTACGCAGTTCTTCACTATGATGTATCATATTCAATCTGTCTTCAACTGACCCTGTAAAACCTAAACTGCCTAATGACCAAGGGTCTAATCTAAAATTACCACTTTTAGCAATCGAGTCAATATGTACTGCCAACTCTTCGGCAATATGTATATTCATATCTTTATTTTTCCATAAAAGATAATCCGGAGTAATCCCTACTGTTCGATAATTATATCCGACTGGATCTGCCAAATACGTTGCAATTTCGGCATCAGACATTGATTCGTATCCGTATTTTTTATAATCCTTTGCAATCTTAGAAAAATTATCTGTGTTGCTTGTAGGTATTTGTAATGCATAAGTAGAAAAGGCTTGCCCTTGCCAGTGGTTGTCTAACCAAGATCTAGTTTGGTTTATCGAACTAGCTGTCTCGCCTGGCAATCCTACAACAAGGCTAACTGTGGCTCTATATAGTTTTCTGTTATTGTTAAGGAAATATTGTTTTACATCGATTAACCCTTGTTTTAATCTATCAGGGTCCATTCCTTTACCTATAGCTTTACCGGCTGTTTTATCAAATGTTTCTATTCCATACCAGTGCCCAAGTAAATTCATTCTTAGCATCTCTTCTCGATCTTTTGGTCTACTTACTAATAAGTCTCCCCGAACAAATGCAGTGTAGAACGGAACAAAATTTAATTTTTCAACAATGTCTGCATATTTTCTTATTTTTTCTGTACTGTCGTTAACTGTTTCATCTGATATAATATAATTTTTAACCCCAAAATTATCAAAGTTATGTTTCATCTCTAATTCAAAATCTTCAGCTGTTCTAGTATAGTCACCTTTAACACCGAGCACAGGAAAATTACAAAAATCACATGCAAATTTACACCCCCTACTTAATTCAGTAGTCAGCCATTCTTCTTCTATTATAAAATCTCTTTTTTGGTAAAGAGCTAACAAACTGTGCTTTGGATAAGCTGGATAGAATGTATTTGCAGGAATATTTCTTTTTGCTCCCTTATTAAATGTAGACATTTTTATAGCAGGCCCATTACTAAACAAATATTTTAGTAGTGCTGAAACAGCATACTCGCCGTATCCTTGAATATGATAATCAACAGCATTAGTTGAATAATGCGGATTAGAAGAGTGCCCGGAGATTAATGCTATATTTGAATTTTGTAATTTAATCCAAGTACACAGCATTTCTAAATCAGGTGTCCAAAAAGAAAACTGATGACTAAAGCCAACAAATTTTGTATTTGTTGATAATCTAGACTTTAACAATTCTTTTAATTCTTGTAAGGTCCACTCATTGGCAAAATCTATAATTTCTATATCCCATCCTTCTTGTCTAAGGTGGGTGGCTATTAAGTAAGGACCAACTGTCCTTGCTGTACCAATGCTCGTTCCAAAGTTAAAAATAATTCCGTGCATAATATATTGTGGAGCGGGATAGGAGAATCGAACTCCTGACTAAACCTTGGCAAGGTTTCGTTTGACCATTAAACTAATCCCGCTTATCTTGTAAATTTCCTAATTAATACTAACCAGTAATATTTAATTCCTCGCCACGTGGGAATAAAATCAAAATTAATATTTGGCGAACATTCTCGAGGAATGCTACCGTATGCTCGTTCTATTACATCATTAGTTTTAGACACAATAACACTCCTTTTAATTGGTGCCCAGGGCGAGACTCGAACTCGCAAAATTTGGCTTCTAAGACCAACACGTATACCAATTCCATCACCTGGGCGTATTTTTACTTATCATTTAATTTCTAACTTATGCAACATTCCGAAGGATCCTCTAACAAATACATTAAATGCAATACAGCATCTTGGCGTATTTGTTCTATTTGGTTCTGCCGAATGTTCTAACATAGATGGAAATAAAACGACGTCATTGTTTTTTGGAGTTATACTCCACGACTGACAATTGTAAATGTTGTAATCAACAACATCTAAATCTACTGTTCTCGGGAAAGGAAACATACTGTGGAACGGACGATAAAATACAATGTCGCCACTATTAGGCGTTGTTTCTAAATATATAACACCTGATATAATTGAATTAGTATGTAGGTGCCGATTTAAATGGTCGCCTTCTGTATGTTTATTAATCCAAGAATTGGTTATATAAAATTCTATTTTCTCACTAACTCGTAAAATATTTCTAGTATAAGATTCAATTTCTTTTTCTACTGCTTGTCTAACTGATTTAAATTCAGGTAAATCTAAAACATACTTACTTTCAAGGCACCAAACATCACCGGGTAATCTTTTAAAATCTAATTGATCAAGTTCGGGTGTGGATATTGGTCCCGCATTATTCTTGTATACGGGTGCTGAGAATAACGGAAATATTTCTGCGTCCATGCAATACCAACTATTGTTTGTTTATTATTTGACTTATTTCATCAAAAGTAAAACGGCATCTAGTCGTATCTAGCCTTAGACTAATGCATATCCTGTGACTATCTTTAGTCACAATTCTATGCGGCAAACTAACTTTGACAAGAGCCGACTGTCCATTCCAGGTATCATTAATTTTAATACTTCTAATTTCTGTAAATTTTTTGTATGTAAATTTTTCACCTGATGCAACAGTGTTTGTATGATATACATAATCCCCATCTAATACTGTGACCCACTCCATATTGCCATATCCTTCAAATACAAAATTAAATGCTATTTTATGTGGGTTGTCAGTATGTACTGGACCGGTAGTATGGGCATTACAAATAAAATATTGAGATTTAGATTTTAAAATAATCTTATTTTCTTCAAACCATCTATATCCTTCATCAGTTAAAAATTGTCTAGTATCATACATAGACCAATTATGGCCTTTGATATCTTTAACTAGCTCAAAAGGATCCGCTGGTCTAATTATAAAATGGTTTATAAATTCTGGTAATGGTTTATAATTTAACATTAGTGGTAAAATACCTTAATATCTTTTTCTTGTTCACTAAAGGTCGGATAAGATAATCGAGGTACTAGATATTTTTTTCCTTCACTCTCTATAATTCTTTCTGTTTGAGAATTATGGAGGGTTGATTCTGAAAGATCTTTACCTATTCTAAATTCAACTTCGTCAGTTTCATTCCTAGCCCTACCCTCTTGAGGAAATCCTATTCCTAAACCATAAGCAATATGTTCATTTTCGGGAATATCTAATTTAGACTTCCACATAGAAAACTTTCCTCCTGTATATCCTAAACTTCCTATCATATGGTTTGTATTAAACCCAGTTTTATATCCTAAACTACCTGCGGCATAGGCAACTAATCCCATTGAAATACCGATCATTGTATAGGCATTTTTTACACGCATATCACTATCTGTAGGATGCTGAATGCCGTCATATCGAAATTCTCGGCGTGTTGGAGGATCTTTTCGAACCCATAAGAAATATGCATTAGCACCCATTTGTGTATTTCTTAAATTAATAGCAAATTCATTTTTTGCTAATATAACTGAAAACCCAAATGTATAATTTAATAATTCCTGTATTAATTCTTTATTTGTTATTACATGTAAGTTATAAAATGCTTCATCTTGTTTTGATGGAGAGTGTGTTGCCACATATACTAAATGATCTAAGTGTTCTTGTGGGATATCTTTTGATAAATCCCAATTACGTTGACACTGTCGAATGTTGTCAATAATAGATTTTTGTTGATTTAAATGGTCCATAACAGTACTTATCTGTTAACATGGAAGTGCGGGTCGGATTCGAACCGACGGTGTTGCGGATTTGCAATCCACTGCATTGGGCCTCTCTGCCACCGCACTATAAATTTTATTAGAAAAGGACCACGAAGTTTTGGTTAATTACAAGGCGACCCAGAGTTTACAGCTCTGCTTCTTTTGTCTCGCCTAACATGGGATCTGTCTTGCTCATCACAATCTCCTGGGCTGTAAACCCTGATCGTCTCTGAAGCTGTCGAGCCGTTTAAAACAACCGATCTGTCCACGCTTCCGGCATAGACTGATCTCTCTTGCGAGTCC